GCAATTCATTCAAAATATTTCATTTTCAGACTTGACTTTTAATAGTTAGTCTTTCAATATATAAAGAATGTGCCGTATTTATCATACATACGACACATTCTAAAGCCTTTTTACAATGGTGTCAACAGCATATGGATGCTATAATCTCAATAATTTCTTTTGGCAGAGAAACATCTTCAATATCAACATCTTTGCCGTCTTGTGTAACTCTAACCATTTTTTACCTCCAGTCTGTTTATTTTTTCATAAACCTTTTTAGATATTCTGTTGACCGTTCTGTCACATACATTAATCTTTTGTGCTGTTTCTGTAATAGTTTTTCCGCAAGAAAGCATTTTAAACACTTTCTCTTCCTCTTCCGTAAAATTGGCGTTCAGGAAGATTTCTTCAAGTTCAGGCTTAGTCAGTTTTGACAACTTCATAAGCCAGTCTCCTTTTCTAAATTTCAGTTTACCTACGCATTCGAAACTATCTCTTTTACTTTTTTCTCGTAAAATTCATCCGAAATATACTGATCTCCATAAGGGAATTTACTGTCTGTCAGAACAGCATAGGCTTCCGCCCAAGACAGACCTCCTCTTGCTGCTAATCTGTCTAATGTCTGACCACAGTGGTTTTTTAATGCCTGCTCTTCATGCGGTTTGATGATATCATAGGGAATGTATTCTTTGCCCTTTTTCGTCATAATCGGAAATTCTTTCATATACTACCTCTCTTTCAGTTTAAATGTTTAACGAAAGCTGTCTGGCATCCACCTCATAATTCATCCATAGGACTTCTGTCCTCGCACGTCCGCCTTCTGCTCTGGTAACCTTATATGCCTTTTGCCATTCTGAAAGCATATCATTATACATGTTGTTGTCATATCCTGATATAAGAACTTTCCCCGGGTGATTAGCAAGGGTCTTTAATAATTCCTCATGTTCAGCATCCTGCATTTCATACTTATAGAGGTAATTCTTCCTTGTCCCATGCAAATATGGCGGATCAGCATAGATAAATACATCTTCTGTGTTGTACCTTTCTATCAGTTCTAAGGCCGGTAAATTCTCAATCTGAACTCCCTTTAGCCTCTCAGTAGCCAGTTTCATTATTTCAGGAAGTTCGCACCACGCTTTGGCCGGATTTGGAGAATTAGTCTGTTGGCCTGATTTAAAACCATTCTGATACAAATTCCCGCACCCAAATCCCATCCAGCATTTAACAGCAAATCTTCTCGCTCTCTCTAAATCATCACAAGATCGTTCATAAGCTGCCTTATACTCTGACCGGGAAAATGGTGTAAATTCTATCGCACGTTCCAGTTCGTCACTTCGATCTCTCAATATGCGGAAGAAATTTACTATTTCTTCATCGATGTCATTAACTGTCTCAATGTGACTACGCTGCTTATTAAAAAACACCGCCAAGCTACCAGCAAAAGGTTCTACGTAAACATCATGCTTCGGTATGTATTCGCATATCCAAGGTGCAAGACGATTCTTTGCTCCCGGATATTTTAATATGCTTTTCACACTTTCACCTTCCTTTGTTAAATCCTAATATTTCACTTTAGATGTTCATAACACCAGAATTCCATCCTGCTTTTTTAGCCTCTTCTGAAAGAATCTCATTTTCTTCAGCTATAGCCATCCTTTTTTTAGGTTTACATTTTATTTTTTCCGTACATTCTTTATTTAGCCTTACACACCATCCACATGGTGTTTCATATTGGCAAAACATTGTTCCAAACATATTACATTCCTCCACTAAATCCTAATATTTCAGTTTACCTTAACCAGCATATCAGCCTTAATCAAATCATATATAATATCTAGTGAATCTCTATGATCTCTGTATTTGCAATTTGGATTTTTATGTATTCGTGGATCATCGTTTTTCCAATCATTAACACAAAAACAACAATTACTTACGAAAAGCATTTTGCACCCTCTGGCAACGCACAAATAATAACATTCGCTTTCTTTTGCTGTTCCTTTACAACGCTTAAATCCGTACTTTTCAAATTCTTTTGCTTCACAATTTGGTTTTAACATTTCATTCCTCCGCTAAATTTCAAAATCCATGCACAAATACTTACCGTTGTCCATCTTCCAATAATACTGTCCTATGTACCAGTCCTCGCCCAAAATTGTTTGTTTACAATATTCCCCCTCTTCGATCTGTTCTTCTCCTTTCGGTTCATCAACCACATAAGCGTTTTTTATATCACATCCATCAACATCTACATTCTCCTGGAACCAATCAGCTATCTCTTCATCAAGCTGATTTCTCTGTTCTATTTTTTCTCTTATTTCTCTTGGAATTATCATGTTTCTCCTTTCTACTGTAAATTTCAGCTCATGTCCTACCTCCGCTAAATCCTAATTTAACTTATTTAAAACAACTTAAATAGTAACTCAAATTTTTAATTAAATTTTTCACTTTTTAACTCAAATTTTGAGTTACTATTTCACTTTTTAGTTCCTGATTTCACTTCCTACGCTTGCGCCGCCACCACCGGCAAAGTTGTCAACGATCAGTTCTCCGTTAATCATCTACAGCCACCCCACTTTCACCTTTCAGATATTTTATATATCCCACAGACTGTTCCAACACATATATTGAAATTGCATTTGTGAGTCGATCCTCGAACTCAGGATCATCTCGATACTTATCACAGGCTTTCTTTACCACTTCTCCTATCTGCGTGTATTGTGCTTTCCCTTGGCTGTTAATCCACGCGGTAAGGTCTTTTACTTCTCCACACTTAATTTTTGATTGCAGATATTCTGTCATGGTAATTTGGCCTTGGCACTCATAATCAAACTTATCTAAATCACTCATTCTTTCAAGGAGACCGCATATGCTTCACTCTGGCCAGAGTCTCGGCTCCTTTCTTGGTTTTATCTAACTATCGTTTCTTCCTGCTCCTTGTACATCCTGCCCGCCATCTGCACTAGATAGTGCTGTAAGGCTTCATCCACGCTGACACGATGCTTGGTACAGTAGCGGTCAACGTAGCGTTTAAAGTCCGCATTCTGCTCGTACAGGGCGGCGTAATCAATGTTCTGCATCTGTTCCACCTTTTTCTTCTTTCTTCATAGTTAGCACATATGGTATTCCCGGAAAACGTATCTGATACTCTCCATCAGGGCAGTTCTGTTCATGCTTGTGCATAAACCACTCGAAAACAGCCTTGATTGCCATTTTGGTAACGTCTTCCTTTTTTCCTACCCATTTATCATTTTTCAGATTGCCATAGTAAATAGTATCTGTGATAGGGCTGACACCCATTGCCTTAGCCATCTAATCCGCCTCCCCGTAGCGGAACCTTTTTATAAAATCATCCGCATCAATCAATCGCATCGTTTATCCTCCTCCGGTTTCTTGCATCTTTCAAATTCGATAACCCACACCCACGGATTAGCGCCCCAACCGTAGCGGTCAATGTCGGATTTATTGATGGTTGAATCCCAAAGGTCATGAAACATCCCTTTTACAAAATCTTCTCCAACGTGTTTTAAAGGTTCTTCTTCAATTCCTTCTTTCACACACCCTTTTCCGTCAATATTCTGCAACCGCTCCACTTTTACATCCGTAACTTTCAGCCAGATACGAGCGGCTTCTTTCGGCATGTGGATGGACGGGTGCCACTTTGCATCTCCATATATTTCATCTGTTGCCCGATACATGTAACAACCACAAGTTTTATACAAAACGCTTTTCTTTGGTTCTTTGGGGCAATTTCCTCTTTCGTCTCCCTCACATTTCCAACATTCAAAACGTTCCCATGTTTCCCGGACATACAGGATGTCGCCCGGACAGATAGGACAGGTTCTTTCTGCTATGCTTAACTGCTCCGTATGTTTCTTATCTGCAAAGTTATGTACTGCATAAGTTCTCTTGTCGGCATTGTAAAATTCCATATCCGGTACGGTATACTCATTTGCATCTTTGCATATCCGCCGGGTGCAAGTCTTTCTTCCGTCCAGAATTGCCCGAACCATTTCTGTATTGAATAAAATCGGTTTAATTGTCATCTGTTCCACCTGCCTTTACAATCTCGATTGCTTTGTTTATGCACTCTTCTATGCATTTTTCATATGGAGTGTTTTTATAGTAGCACATCTCTTCATTTCCATAGTCCTCCAACTGCTCTACAATCTTGTTCTGGTCGTAGATCTTACTTTCTGTAAATGCCTTTTCCATCATCACTGCGGTTTCCAACTCAAAGTTACCGCAGCATGTACCCATATCCGCAATACATCGTTGAAAGAAATCTGCGAATCGGTCTGTGTTATAGTCCGCTTCAAATGCCTCTGGAATATCAATCAGTATTTTCATCGTTCGCCCTCCTGTTCCATGCTTCAATCAGCTTTTCTTCATTGTAATCTTCTTTCAACATCATCATTCTTCCACAATTCATGCATTTTACGTAAAATTCGCATAAGATAGCACTTTTTTTCTTACATGATGGACACGGTTTAAGTTCTTCTCTCATTCTTCATCCCTCCAATCTAATTTCTGACCACAATTCTTGCAATAATCATATCTGTCATGTGTTTTCAGCCATTCATCAAGGATTTGTTCGTCTCTATGCTTTTCAAATACCGCTATTGCATCTGCCAGAAAGTCGGTCTGGGCAAACCATTTCAGATCGTCAATCACTTTCCACGGGTTATCGCCAGATACATTCATACAAACTTCATGTAACCTTTCCATTTGATCGCAGTCTTTATATTTTTCCTCTATTTCTGCGATAGGAGATTTTAATGCGTGATAATTGCGAATGTGAACATAATTGAAGTATGCCGAGGAATATTCCCCTACTTCATACTCTCCGGGTTCAAATGTGTGGTTTTGCATCACGATCTGCAAAGCAACTGGAAGTTCGATAATGAGCATTTCGGCTTTTTCAATATCCTCAGCAGCGTATTCTCCACTTTCTTCATCGCAGTGCCATCCCATGATTTCACACACATTTGTTGTGGGGCCGCTGTTCCCAAATGGTCTTTTAACATCTATTGCCGGTCTATACCTATCCTCAGAATCTATTAAAATAGAGATTCTAAAATTAAGGTCTGTCATAATCTTTATGTGCTCCGGTTTTAATTCAAAACTTGGCATATCAACCTACCTCCGTTTCATTCCTCTGACTGTCTACTTCTCTCTTGCTTCCAACAGGCTATTAAATGTAAATCCTTCACTTATACATTAATCCTCGAATTTCATGTATTCTTCCATGTTCTCCGGTGTGATGTTTCTCCCAATCATAGATTTGCAGATTTCTACTGATTTCCGGCATTCCTCCACCGTACCTATCTGCCGGTACTGCTGAACTTCTTCCAGTGCCTTGATTGCCATCTCGTAACCTTGGATTTCGTTTTTTCTCTCGTAATTCTGTATACACATTTTGGCTAAATCAATAGATGTCTCAAGTTCTTTGATTGCTTCATTCTCCGTCATATCCACTCCTCCTTAACTCCATTTAAAATCCTCACAAGGTCTCATTCTCCGCTGATTCTTACCCCTTTTATTGCATATTCCCCAACCACCGTAATGACAATCTTCGCAGGTAATCGGATATTGATTTAAATTTTCCTCAATACATTTCTTGCACTGGTAAGAATTTTGATTATACACATACCGACAATTACGATTCTTGCGTTTGCATGTCTCCATATTTCTCCTCCAACAGTTCCGGATCGTCAAATACGTTTCCGACAACCTCATAAATACAATCACTGCTTATACGTGGCTTCGATAATCCGTACTCATTACTTGTCCGATAAAATCCGGCATAATTTTCATCCCAAAGTACAGTTCCGGTGCAATAGTTTTCTGGATGTGCATCATCATTGTAATGCTTAACAATATCATTCTCCCAAATTATAGTACCGTTCTTGTCCTTAAGTCCGGTGCACCAGCAGACGGTTTTAGGTATAACCTCTACAATCTTATTTCCATGACTATTTTTTCCGCTATCAACGTCATAAAACTTTTCCGGCTCATTTACGATAATTACCGTCTTTTCTCCAAGGACTGCACAAAATCCAGTTACCCACTGTTTTCTAGTCCCTATTGGTCTTGCTTTACATAAATATCTATCCTGCATCCTCATTCCTCGCTCTCTGCCTTAAGCCATTGTTCCACCTCTGTAACAGAACACATTGCTACGCCGCCCTCAATGGTCTTTGCGCTACCCTCATCATATGTTTCGATTGAACAAATGAAATCTAAAAGTTCCTCGTCCGTCATGCTCCTGATCCGGTCTGCGTTGGTCATAGGTGCGTAGTGCTCGCAATCTCTTTCTATGTCCTCATGCGGACAGTCGTTGATTTTCTCACACCATGAGTACGCATCAAACCCATTATCCTTTGTTTCTAAATTCTTGCAGTTATTACATCTCGCCATCTTCCACCTACTTTTCTTGCAAAAATCTCTTTATGACATCAATATCTCTGTCCAGCACGCTTAAATGCTCTTTGTTCATTTTTTGATAGACAATCAAGGGGTTCTGTCTTCCTGCCTTTTTCGCTCTTAATACTTCCCATATACCTTTCGGTTCTTCAATCGTCCATCCGGTTTTGATAAGCCATTTGCTAAAAGCATATAATTTGTTGCTATGTAATGTGTGTCTATTTGCCATCTTCTTACTCACTTTCCATGTACGGCTCCGGCAGTGGCATCCAGGCTGTGATTTCAATTTCATCATCAACAACATCAGGTTCATAATATCCGTATTCCTTGAGATAATCTTCACATACTGCCGAATACCAGTACCATTCCCCCTCGTAGCAGATACCAGTTGCTGTGAACGGTACATCTTTAATGCTTGCATAATAAGGATCCGGATTGTGGTTTACCCATGTAATATTGACAGGAACATAATCTTCCGGCAGTCTCTCGCTTACCGGAATCCATACCGGCTGATTCTGCAAGGCGGTGATTGCCATTTGTAATGCATCCTCACAGCAATGATTCACTCCTGTTTGTCCGTACAGAGGACATTCTTCACAAACCTCTGAGTACCGTTCACTCTGAGCCTTTAAGCAGTAAATAACTTCTTCTCTCTCCATCCTTGCTCCTTTCCGCAATCCTCGGCTTGCTCTCCATCACTGGATAGCTGCAGTCATACGGCTTCGTGCGTCCGATTCTAATAGCATCAGCAACCGGATGTGTAGCCATGTAGAGTAAATCACCGTTCTGAAAGTTTCATGTTCCCTCTCTCATACAGCTACGCTCCTTTTTCCGTATGTACTTGCGATTCTGTATACATTGCAAATTTCTCTGTAATATTTTTCTTGTGCATGGATATGAGCATCCACACGGTCAAGTTCCGTCTCACACCACTTTGCAAATTCTTCTGTGGACAATGGTGTCTCTGAAACATCGAATTTCTCTATGTTGTCAATCACAAAACGCACCATGTCAACCGGGATGTGGTTCAAATCCGCAAGAATCTGAATCTGCTTATCTTTATCCTCTGCTTTTTCATAATTAGCCAACAATTCATAACCTGTCATCTGCATTTGTATCACCTCTTATCAAGTTTTATTTCTTTGTCGTAGCAACTTTTCTTCGGATTTCCCTCTACTGGGGAAACCATCTTTTTAGGATCCGTAGTATATGCTCCGTTTAGTTTCAAACCTATTTTGCTTTTTTCGTCCACGTAGCATGACGGCTTGTAACGATCCGGTGGAATGTAATTGTGAATGCGCCAGTGCTTTACAAGCATAACACCACTATCGAAAGATAAAAGGAATCTATTGTCTATCAATGCTTTCAAATCATCATCAGAAGCACCGCACATCCTTGTGATTTTCCGTGGATTATTCACGAATCCGTCATCGTCAGCGTTCATACAGATATGGAAATAAAGCATTTGAGCCGTAGCAGGAATATCCAAAAAAGCATCACTCTCAATTATTTTTGCGCTGAACATTCGTTTTTCTGCCATTTATAACTCCTTACTCAAAAATAGGCTTCTCAATATAGATCCCGGTATTTTCCACCAGTTCTCTCCATAAATCCATGAAATCCTTTCCGTTGCACTTGTCTCCGGCTTTGTCCATGTGGTCAGAAAACTTATCCTTGAAATTCGTCAGCTTCTTCTTACCGAATCCATCTTCCATAAGGATTACCATTCCATATAGGATGTACCTTGTGGACAACTCATTGATAAGATTGTTACATCTGACCTGTTCCTGGATGCATTTCTGCGCTACAACCGACTTGTAATGTGGATAATCAGCTTCGGTAAATTCCTTGTACTCAATCGTCCAGTCTGCAAAATCGTTAAGCCTGCTCTGTAACTCCGTATAAGGCTCATTCTCGTACTTTTCATTGTATTCGGTGAATTTACCGCAAAAGTCGGAAAGTCTCGTCTGTGAGTACTTATAGTCTTTCCACAAGGTATAGCAGAACAGTGTCAGTATTCCGGTGAATGGACTTCTATTCGCAGACTGCTTCAAAAGTTCTGTCTGCCGCATGATTTTCAAAATTTCCTGCGGATTGTCATATCGTTTTGGCATTTTATGTATCACCTCTTTTCAAGTTCTGGCTCTTTCCTTTTGCAATGAGTAGCACCGTATTCTGATTTTCCTACATATTCGTAGCAATCAACACATTTCCATCTACCACTTTGATACGGTTTGTGAGTACGTCCGTTGATTGAGTGCATTGTGTTTGGGTACTCATTCCAACAGCTACAATCGTAATTTTTTTCACTCATGTAATCTTCTCAAATTGATTTAACAGGCATTCCTTACAAAAATGTACACCGTCAAACTCGTAAAGTTCCTCTACCTCTTCCTTACAATCATCGCAATACAAATGTTTCACATTTATGTTCGGGCACCTATTGCCGAGACATGGATAAGCTTTCGTTGCACATCCGTAGCATTCGCCTTTGTATTTCACCATTTTCTGAAAAACTCCTTTAATTTATTGCAGACTTGCTGAAATCTATACTTAAACAAGTACTTTTTAAAAGATTCAGTTCCATATTGATAGCAAAGATACATAATCTGTTTTTGAGTAGAAAGAGATTCATAAAACTCCTTGTCAGTTTCTTCAACGTATTGTAAAAGTACTTCATAGTCTGTTTTATTCATTACTTTTACCATCCTTTTCTCCATGCAAAAGTTCCATAAACTTCGCAAACTGTTTCTGCGACACGGAATTGTTCTGCTTCTCAGGCTTCAATCCGATGACCAGATGCTTGTCGGCAATGTTCGCCAATTCCCTTGCAAGGTTGATTTTGCCTTGTGCCAATCCATCACGGTAACCTTTTCCCGGCTTCATTACACCAGTTACCATTTTCCCTTGTCCTTGGCTTCCTGCTGTAATGTTGTACATTTGTATTCCTTGGTCACCAAACATTTTAATGTACTTTACTTCCTCTTCATCTAAATGTTCTTTATCAACTAAGTGATACCAAATATTCCAACCGGACGGATTATCTTCTGTACAAAGTCCATGTTTTTTAAGGCTAAGTGCTATATGATCATATTCAAGCAAATGAGAAGCGCACCTGTCACACAAGGCAACTGCCTGTCCGCAGTATCCCCTTTTTATTCCTGCTTCGTCCGTTCTGTAAAAAAGATAGATTCCACTATCGTTAGGTATTGTAGGGCAAGTTTTTTTGATGCGTTTCACTGCTTCTGCTTTTTTAGCGTATATCTTCTTCCAGTCACTCAAAACGGACACTCCTTTCCATTCTGTAAAATCCATTCCTTGCCTGCTGCTGCAACGTCCACATTCGCCAATGGAGCAATATTTTTTACCTCTGCTACACATTCATCAGAATCGGTTGTATCACCGCCTAAATGGCACAATATGACTTTTTGCAAGGCATCTGATTTGTTCGCTCCAACAATTCCTTTGCAGGTTTCCAGTTCGCAGTGACCTTTGACCTTGTGAACGTAATTAGGTGCATCCATGTCAACATATTTCTTCTGATAGTTGCACTCGATCAGCATATGGTCTAACCGCTGTTTTTTGAACACATACGAACAATATTCAAGGTCTGTCAGATACAGAAGTTTCTGATTGTCAACCATAATCAAAAATCCGTAGTTCTCTGTGCCGTTGTGTGGCACTTGAAAGCAGAATATGTGGAATTTTCCCATCTGTCTTTCACGTTCTGAATGGTCTGACTGCGGTTGCCACACCTTTATTCCCATGTGTTCAAGGTCTGATACGGATAATGAGTGGTCTTTGTGCGCATGGGTGCATATCGCACCCACAACACACTTTATATTCCAGTTAAGACCACGCTTTATGTCCATGATAGGAAGTCCTGCATCCAGTAAAAGCGTTTCACCGTTATCTGCCGTCAGAAGATAGCAGTTACCTGAAGAACCGGATCCTAAACATTTTAGCTTCATGTTTCTACCTCAATTTCGTCATCTTTTGGAAACTGAAATATGCAGTTATTTACATATTCAACTTTTGATGGCTCATTGTTCATGGTTTGAACTATAATTCCACTATTTTTCAATTTTTCAAACTGTTTTACCACATCTTCTGTAATTTCAACATTTTGAAAAAGAATCGGCATACCAACGTATGCTTTTCTAAGCATTTCCATAGCTTTCTTCGATTTTTCTTCTTTGGAATATGTAGCTACAACGCCATGCGCAATTTCTGAGGGTCTGGCAATGGTATCTCTTATCGCAACAATGGAATTATCTTTTGTAATTCCAAAGCAAAAATTTTCATATGGAATATCAGTTCTACCGTCCTGTGAAATAATTCTCATGGTGTCCTCCCTACTTAAAGCAATCCGGTGTCTCTGCGCTGGAAATGTCAGTCTCTGCGGTCTGCGGTACTTCCTCAAATGTTGCGTCAGGAAACTCGATAGTGTTTGCATTTGCCTGTACCTCTTCTGCCACAACTTTTTCCACATCAAGTTTCACATCGGAAACATCAGGAAATTCTTCCTGCGCATACAAACCTTGGAATTTATCCGGAAAAGCTTCTCTTAATGCCTGTACAACAGCAACTTTTCTTATCATTGTTGCAGGCTTTTTAGACCATTGACCGTTTATTGTTCCATCTTTTTTTCTTCCAACATATTCATCGAAAGATACTGACTGGTACTCCGGTGTCTCTCTTCCTTTGATAAACACTTTAGCCCAACCTCCTACAATAGATTCGTCCTTAAGGACAAAAGATCCTTCTCTTTCTTCAACGGAACCATCTTTCTTCTGAACAATAATTCCTGCTTTTTTTCCTGCATAATTCGGATTTGCATCGGCTCTTTTTGTAAAAACATCTTTTCCGGTAACAATCGTAGCAGGATCATTGTTTCCAAACTTAATGAGGTATGCTTCTTTCAAAAAAGGATTAAGATGCTGATATCTGCAAAGAGACATAAACATCATTACTTCCTGATCCGATACGTTTCCACCACCGCTTACAAGGTACTTTCTTACCGTTGTTGGGGAAATTTTTACAATTTCCCCATTTGATTCGTATTCCACAATTCCTGTGTTTTCCTGCTTCTTTTCGTCTGCCATGTTTCTACCTACCTTTCTACCTTTTTGATGCCGTCAATTTTGATGATGAATACCTGGCTTGTTTTGGGATTCTGAATAAGCGCAAGGTCTGACAGAGTAATATACGGATTGTCATGCTTCGCAATGTTCAAAACCTTTGCAACCATTCCGTCTTCAACAGAAACTTCCTTAACATAATTTTGCCTATAACTTCCAAGTCCACTCCATGTATCGTACGTTGAATAACAACCACCGCTTCGTGTTACCTCTACCATGTCACCGACACGGATTTCGCTGTCATCATCTTTCTGAGCTTTTTCTTCCGGTTTGTAGTTTTCAAGGACAACGTACTCTCTGTGCCATACGAAACACCTTTTAACAGAGTTTTCAACATCACATGTTGAGTTCTTAACACCAATTACTCTGAAAATCTCTCCGTTTTCATATGGTATAAGAAAAGGTTTCGCATCCACAATTTTGATGTACTCACCGACTTTAGCTTTTCTCTTCACCTCCCGTACACCGTTATCAGGCTTCACATCCTCGCCCATCAGCCGATTGAAAGCCAACTTTGCACCAGTACGGAAATCAAATTCATCAGCCGGATTGCAGTTTGCTTCTGCTTTCTCGCCAGTGGACTTGTCCAGTGCTATCACTTTGTTGTCCTTGCGGTAGATGACAATAGTTGTGTCTACTTTTTCTAAAGCGGCAGAGAATATAGAACCTATTTGGAAATGTTTTAAACAAATGCTTTCCCCAACTACATCTTTGTAAAAAACAGTGCCACCACTGATTTCTGTGATTTCAATTACTGCACCCTTGTCTACAAACAATTTGCTTGTATATCTTTCTCCAACCTTAAATTTACGTTCTTTCATCTTACAGTCCCCACTTTCTGTCAAAATCTTCCATTGACTTTGTAACCTTTGCATTAACCACCACAGCCGAAATCACCATGATTGCATAGACAACAAATGCTAAAATCTCCGGCAGTAGTACAAGCCACCATGACCAGCTAATCACTCCAAGTAACTTCAGAGCAATGAAAACGATCGTTAAAACCTCTGTAAATCCCATGCTATTCTTCCTCGCTTCCTAAATCTCATTGAATGCCTGCACAGCAAACAACTCATTAGCAGTTTCCTTGTAAACCTTGTCATCGACACGGACAACGTAAATTCCATTCTCAAAAGAAAGGCTCTTATCAAAAATTCCAACCTTGGGAATAAAAACTCTCTGCATCTTCAAAACATTAGATTTTCTCATATTATTTTTCCTCGCTTTCCGGCTCATTCATAAATCCACTTGCAACTCCCTGATGCACTGTCACATCAGCTTTGTAAATCTCCTTGATGCTTCTAGGCATCACATGAAATGTCACATACGTATCAGCAATTTTGCCTTTGAATTTCAAGGCTCCACGGTCTGAAAGTCCCAGGTACACACCCACGCAACACTTGTCATCAAAATTGAATATCACGGTGTCACCGGCATTGATTGTTTCTCCGCTTGTTGTCAGAACAGAAATGACTGTCTCTTTCTTAATCTGCATTCTCCACCTCCACAAGTTCACCATTTTCCAATCTGTACCATGTATCCGGCTTCACTTTTTCACCGTCTACCCGGAACATCTTCGCACCGACAAACTCCCATGCTTCCTGCTCTGCTCTGTCGTATCTGTCATCCTCTTTACTGCCAATATATTTCCATTCAGCAAGAACGATATGGGAACCAATGACACCCATTGCTTTCCCTTTGTATCCCCATGCAACCGCAACGCTCTCGGAATCGTTGGCAGAGGATGCACCTTTGTAACCTGTGGCAGAGGATGCACCGCAGTTACCTGTGGCAGAGGATGCACCGTAGTCACCTGTGGCAGAGGATGCACCTTTGTAACCTGTGGCAGAGGATGCACCTTTGTAACCTGTGGCAGAGGATGCACCGCAGTTACCTGTGGCAGAGGATGCACCGTAGTCACCTGTGGCAGAGGATGCACCGTAGTCACCTGTGGCAGAGGATGCACCGCAGTTACCTGTGGCAGAGGATGCACCGCAGTTACCTGTGGCAGAGGATGCACCGTAGTCACCTGTGGCAGAGGATGCACCTTTGTAACCTGTGGCAGAGGATGCACCTTTGTAACCTGTGGCAGAGGATGCACCGCAGTTACCTGTGGCAGAGGATGCACCGTAGTCACCTGTGGCAGAGGATGCACCTTTGTAACCTGTGGCAGAGGATGCACCTTTGTAACCTGTGGCAGAGGATGCACCGCAGTTACCTGTGGCAGAGGATGCACCGTAGTCACCTGTGGCAGAGGATGCACCGTAGTCACCTGTGGCAGAGGATGCACCGCAGTTACCTGTGGCAGAGGATGCACCGTAGTCTTCATCACTTTCAGCTTCTTTTTTAACTCTACTCATAGTAAAATCAATGGCCGCCTTTACCAGTCCAGAAATATCCAATCTCGCACCAATCTTTATTTTTGTGGATGCAACCTTGGAATCATCTTCACCTCTGTCAAATTCACCGTTCTGCTCCACTTCATGGTAAACAGATTCGTTCGGAGAATAATAACCAAGGCAATCCAGAGGATATTCACAAGCATGGAATCCGCTGTGGCAGGCATCTGCTGTCTCCTCTTCGTACTCCTTGCCTTCTTCGTACTGAAATCCACGGCAAGTCATGTCCTTGTTGAACCCTTTGTAACTCTTAATTACTTTTTCCATTTTTCACTTCCTCCACTTTCAAAACCGCATCATCACTTCTTCGGAACATAATCAACTGACTGTCAACATCAGGAATCTTCCAAGGGTCAAGGCTTTCGGTATCGTCAACCATGATAGGCAATTCCACACCAAACCGCTTCTGAAACGCATTGCAAATGTCAATCTCCGTCAGAATCCTTGCTCCGTGGTTCATGTTTCGGCTGTAAGGCTCTCCACGGTATGTAAAGTCACAACATTCTTCCGTGTCACCATTCACAAGAGGTCTGAACATCCGCACAGTGCAGAAAGAAAGATACTTGTTCACATCAGCTTCCAACAGTTCGTTCTTCTTCCGGCTGAATTTCTTTAACAGGTCAAGCTGTGCCTGCACATCTGTAATCTTCTGTGCAATGTTCTTGCGCTCCTGTTCCAGTTCTGTGATACGCCTATCCACACTCTCGTTAATGCTTACACTCGCCAAAGACTTATCAACCACGGAAATATCCTTGCGGATCTGCTCTTCATCACATTTTAACTGGAATCTAAGAAGATTCATGTCAGTGAATTTGTGCATGGCAGCTTCTTTCTCTGCAATCTGCGACTGAATAGCTTTGTATTCTTCTGTGTTGGAAATATCCACGCTTGCCGGAATGGAATTTAAGACATTATCAGCAATGGCAATCTCTTTTTCCAACCTCTCCATTTCATCCTCGGTCTTTTTCAGTTCCTCACGCTTATGTTCCAGTTCTGCCTGATCCGATTTGATATGGTCAGCACATGAAGAACCCTCTTTGGTAATCAGTTCCAGTTCATGTGCCTTATGCGTATCAAACTCCGTTCTTAACTGCTCTTTCTTCTCTTCCGGATATTCCTGTCCACAGTAGGGGCAAATCAAAGAGTTTTCATCAAATTTAAGGCTTTTATTCAAATCCCAACTCTTCTTCAATTCCTGTCTCTTCTGCTCATACTGTGCAATGCGCTTTTCCAGTGCAGAGATCTCTTCACGAATGGTATCTGCCTTAAGCAACTCTTTCTGATGCTCATTCTGAACTTGGTTCAATGCCGTGCGCTTCTCTCTTCTGTCCACATCCAGTTTTTCATTTGCTTTCTGCTGCAATGCGCTCAACTGACCTTTTAACTCAATGATTCCATCAGAAAGCTTATCGTAGGACTTCATACTGTTCTGCGTATCTGTCTGCTGCTTAATGTTCTCTGACAGCTTATCCAGTAAAGCTTTCTTTTTCAGTTCCAGATCCGCAAGGTCAATATCTACTCTCTGACGGCTCACCTCGTCAATACGGCTAGGAATTTCATCTAACAGATCCTGCAATCCCTTGGTTCCATTTCTTCCCCTTGTGCCGTACAACTGCGTATTGCAACGCTTTTTCAGTTCATCAACAGTGCCGTCCTGCAGAACAGCCCTTAATGCTTCAAACTCCGGAAACTGATTGCAAATGTCATCATTACTGTGCTGACCAAACATATCAGCAAGAATTGCTCTCTGATCCGTTCCACCTTTCAGAAGAAGTGTCATAGCATTGATGCAAAGTGAAAACTTATCTTTTCCGCAGACACTCTCTTCCAAAAATGCTTCAAAATCTGCTGCCTTTTTGGGAATATCATTCACATAGTAATCCGTGACATTCCCGGTAAACTCTCCTTTCTTATTGAAGTTCTGACGGCATACTTTTTTCAGAACCTTGTCTGTACCGTCAATCTCCACGGTAACTTCTGCGGTAATATCTCCGTCGATGTCATTGCCGTCCTTATCGTGCGGTCTGATTCCGGTGATCTCTCTGCCGTTCTCGTCACGGCATCCAAAAATATACTGAATTGCTCTTTTGATCGTGGACTTACCTGTTTCATTTACACCGGAAACCTCTGTCTGGTCGTATAAATCAGTGTCCACTACGTTAGAACCATAGAATTTGCAGAAATTCTGCAAAAAGGTGTGTTTAATCCTCATTTTTCCTATCCTCCCAAAGATATAAATACAGTGAATTAACAAACATATAGATTGAGACCGGCTTGTCTGTCTCATTGATCTCCTTGTATAGCTCTGTGCTTGGGTTCATCTTATCAACAACCCACTTGATCGCCCGGTACACACTTTTTTCATTTGTGCTGTGTTTCTCTCCGATAATCCGGTAGATTTCAGAAAGTCTTCTGTTCCGATTCTCAAACATCAGCGTTTCGACCTCGATGATGTACTGGAATCCCGGCAAGTACTGTTTCAGCCCCAGTTCTACCAAGATTTTTCTTATCTTCCTTTCCATTTCCTCACTCCTCCGGCTTTCAGTCTTCTGTTACGTGGATCACGTTGTCTTCTCCGATATACAAGATTCCTGCATCTAACAGTCTTGCAATCAGAATCTCATTCGCACGGACGATGGGGATAATCTGTCGTTTCTGCATAAAAATACTCCTTTCCTAACCATTTTTTCTTCCCGGTATTGCGGTTTACAATTCTGTAATAGAATGCTGTTTCACGGTCAACTTCCCACTCTTTCGGACTGTAAAATATCTTTCCGATGCACCCTTTGACGGTAAACCGCTTTTTGGCACTCATACGGTGTCCTCCGCAAGTTTTCCTTGATTCCACCATGAGAAATCACAAACGCTGTCCCTTGAAAAAGAAGTAGCACCATTAGTCCATGTAAATATTTCCCCACCTTCAAATTTTGCAAAATATCTAGGTTTCCAAGGGTCACTATCGGAATTTCTTACGTACACTTTCGTGTCCACAGGCACTTTCGACCAGTCAACAGGTGGTTCAACATATTCCTGCTCTGCCCATTCTTTGAACCTTTCCCTGCATCTGCTTTTATCACTCCATGCGCAATCGGAACAAAGTATTACATTGCAATCACATAACTTTCCTTCTTTGTCCACAGCTATCTCTATACTATCAAGTGCCATGTCAATAATCTGTTCCGCATACTTCTCTCTGTTCGTCATTTTCCATTCATCCTTTCCAGTTCTGCGCTCCTGGTTAATATCCAGTCTGCGTAATCACTTAATTCTGTCTTTGTAGCTGCGTTCTTCTCTCCGTGGTAAACCATGAGTACAATTCCTACATCACAGTACTTTTCAAACAATTCCGACAAGTAGTCGGCTCCCACATGGATATTACCGTCCACGGAGTAGATGTCCGTCACTCCCAAACGTTCCATGCGGTCTTTATGCCATCTGTCAGAAATCTGCATCAGTCCTTTGCAACCGCCACTTTCCACATCCGGTCTGCCGGAAGATTCTTTCTCGATCATTGCCATAAGAAGTTCCGGGCAGATGCCATATTCCTCACCGTACTTTACACACGATTCCTGTGCTTCCTCGGAGATAAAACTGCCGGTTGTCTGTGCCGTGGATGTAAATGTGATGGAGAGTGCTATTATAATAGGAAGAAACAGCTTTATTGTTGTTCTCATGCGCTTTCCTCCTCGATAGGTTCAATGCCAATCTCTTTCAGCTTGTTATACAAGAACATTCTGCCTTTCTGTGTCCATACGGTAAGTGGCTTTGTACCGGTACTTCCGTCATGCTTAACATAATCATTTGTCTTTGTTCTCACATAACCCTTGCCCTGGAAGTCTGCATACAATATCCACTGGTCACCTACTTTTCTCTGAATGCCGGCTGTTCTTAAAACTGAATTGAACCTCACCGCACTCATTCCGTAGTCCTGCGCAATCTGTGTAACCGTCATACAATCATTGGAAGAAAGAATCTTGTCCACATAGTCAACTTTTGGTGTCATATCGGTAATCACGGCATCCATCTGCTGCACTGTGGTCTGCAACTGCTTAACCTCTTCCTCTTTCTGCGCAAGCATCCTCTGTGCTTCGACAACCGCCAGTGCAATCAATTCCTGTCCAGTAGGGATATGTGCCTTAATGGAATCTTCCATTTCGTGGAAACGGTCAATGTACTTTGCCGTAAATTCTGTTCCCCTAACTCCGGTCATCTTATGTGCTATGAACTCGCAGCCTTTCTTCGTTACCATGTAGCAAGGCTGTGTCTTGTTTTGGCTGTTTTGATAGGTACTTTCTGTAAAGAAATCGGACTGTCCAAAATTGGCTCGTCCTAATTGCTCAACATAAGTGCGTATATCTCTTAGCAGTTTGCTGTGCTCTTTACCTACCATTTCCGCTACTTCCACGGAAGATATTGTTTTCTGCTCTAATTCGTTCATTGTTCTCCTTTCTGTGGTATAATGTTCTAAAAGACTGGAGGTTTCATATGCTTCTCAAAATCGAAAGAAAAGTACTTAGGAAAACTGTAAAATCTTCTGAATGTTCCATTTCATTGTCTGAAATAGGGAATTACAATGGTGAAGATGTTTACCAAGCATTTTTGTCCTTAAAGGAAAAGGGATATTTCACCATAGTTAGTTCATCCATAAATCGTGAAAAGTTCACATTTACTTTGTCTTCAAAAGGAAGATTCTATAAAGAACATTTATTTCTCTCATTTTTGAGAAATATACTCATACCGTTTGTTGTAGCTTTAATAACTGCAACTGCCACATACCACTTAGAAAAAGTAGCAGATAGCTATTCCGACAGCCGCCCCAGCCAATGCACTTATGAGTTGAACCAATGCAGTGATCCAAGGTTCTAATTTGTCAAGAAGATCTCTCTTCTGGCGGTAAGTCCATTTTTTCATTCATGTTCTCCTTTCATTGCATGAGAAACTGCATTACAAATGGTCGTATGCTGTTTCTCTTCATCATTCATGGACTTCTCAATTCTTTTCAGAGTGCCGTCAATGCTCTTTAAGGTTTTGAGAAGTTCTCTCTCAAACTGACTTTGCATTTTATTTCTCCTCTCTGAAATATGGGAGCCTATTCTTTTTTGAAGTTAATGCTTTCGATTTCTCCTAACCCCTCCTGCATAATCCGCAACACTTTCATATCCGTTGCAAGATTAAGTGCATTAAGGTCAAGTGTCAGAGTAGGAACATCATCACCGACCCCTTGTTTCAGTGTGAAACTTCTCACACCGTTGATTTTGTGACCATCAATGAGGACTTCTGTAAAAATCCCCTCTTCACCGTCACACTGGTGAATCTCAATTTTTGATGTTTTCACTCTTCTCATCTCTCTCGGCAGATTCCTCTGCCATTTTTTCTGTTTTCCCGAGAATATATCCCTTGTCGAAATCGGACATATTCGGAATGGCTCTCTTTAACTTCTCAACGATTTTTTTCTCTTTTTCACTCATTCAATTCACTTCCTTTTTGTGATATACTCTCCTTATCTTTTTAATAAGGAGGTGAAAAAATTTGGATTCTAAAGAATACGCATCCGCTTACGCTATTGCTAAAATCTGTGGATATACCGGAAGTTTTGATGATTTTAAGAACCTGTACGACCAATACTATTCAGAAATCGTCAATTCTTTGCCGGAAGAAAAACCACAATTAGCAATAGCAGCGGCAATTAACAATCCTTTCCATATCTAGAGCCGTTCCTAAAAGGCGAAATGGCGGTAAGGACTTTGATAGACAAATCAATATTTGTTTCTTCGATTTTCTTATCGCCATCTATAATGCTTTTGTAATCTTCGATAATGTCAAACGCAATGTGCTGTGCCATCTCGTCAATTCCAACAAAACGTGAATCAGCTTTCTGAACTATATTTGCTTTACCATTTTTGTCTAATACCACATATCTCTGTTTTTCCATGTTTTTACCTCCCTATTCCAGTAACTCGTCTACTTTTACTCCAAGGACTTTTGCAACAGCCTTTAAATTGTCAACTTGCGGAGCAGATTCATTCCACTTTCGGATAATTCCATTGCTCAATCCGGCTTTCTGCTCCACTTGATAAATATTTGTTCCTTTCTTATCACAAATTTCCTTGATTCTGTCGTAACAATTCAATCTATCACTCCCTTTCTCTTGATTTAGGAATTTAGAGAAAAACTTGACAAAATTTAGAGAATGTTCTAATATAGTAACTGCCAAGAAACCACAGAGAACATTTTTAAATTTAGGCTTTCCTCTAAATCCTAAATTTATTATATAGAGTGTTCTCTATTTTGTCAAGCATATTTTTAGAGTATCATCTAAATTTTAGGAGGACACTATGACTACGGTAGAAAGAGTAAAATCTATATGTAAAGAAAGGGGAATAGCAATTTCTAAATTAGAGACTTCTTGCGGATTTGGTAATGGATATATAAGAAGTTTAAAAAAGGGAGTTATCCCGGATGACCGTATAGAAGTAATTGCGAATTTTTTAGGAGTTTCTATTGAATTTTTGCTGACTGGTAAAGAAGACGGGAAAAAATATTCCGAAAAATACGCTAGATTAGTTTATTTTTTAAGAAACGATCCCAATATGGAAGATTTATTGATTAAGTACTACAATCTTTCTGAGCAAAAAAGAAGTACTGCATTTTCCGCATTTAAAATGATAATCGGAGGTGCGGAATGAAGAGAAAAATAAAAGATTCTAATGATTTTTTTGGCTATTTAATATCAATAAAAAATAAAGACAACAATGTTGTATTAGGTAGGATTTCAAAAGATTATGGTGATTCTGCCATAGATGATTTTATTGATTACATAAATGAACTAGAAGAAATGAAATATATAAAAATAAATTCATTAGAAGACATACATATAGTAAAAAGTAAAGAGCATAATTACATAAGTCCTTTAAAAAAAATTATTGATTATATAGGTCCAAAACTTGTTTACGTTTTAGTGTACTTTATGGGATTATGCTCTCCAATATTTACAGAATATTTAAAGAAAATATTAGGTCTATCTTAAGAAATAATTTGTTAATAATCCTAAAAAGTAAATCAAAATTATTAACGCCCAATTTATTTTTTTTCGATTTTTCATTTTTCCCCCTCTATATCAGAGACAATGACATAGACATATTTCAATATGTCATTGTCTTCTATTCCAGATAGTATTCTTGCAATTTCCTCTCTGTAAAATTCATTGCTTTCGTTCATTGTAACCACACCCCTCTCCCCTTTAATTCTCCGCAGAATCTAAAGTAGCGATACATCAAATTATAGAACATATGTTCTTAACAATCAATATATTTGACGTACGTTTTTTGTTGTTGTAAAATATCAACAAAAGAGGACGGTGAAAACGCCAATAAACACCGCCCTCGCCAGAACTTGAAGTCCCTTGTTTCAAGGGATGTTACAAGTGTATCATGTGAAAGGGGGATAAAAAACATGATGAAAAAAGACCGAATCAAAGAAATATCGACACATCTATCAGTCAACCGTACTAATTATATGTTAAGTTTTCGTGGGAATCTCCATGAATTTCTAAATGAACCGGACATGACGGTTTACAAGCTTGCTGATGAAGCTAATTTGCCTTATTCTACGCTTAATTCACTACTATACGGTAATTCTAACGACACGAAGCTATCGACCGCTGTTGCGCTTGCCAGAGCCTTTGGAATCAGTGTAGACGAACTGGTAGGTTGCGGAACTATGGAAGATAAGATGTTGGAATCTGTCAAGATATGCCGCAGTCTGCCGGAACACTCTCTGTACCTTATCCGTTACTTCATACGTCACCAAGCTAAAATCTATTCCAGTCTTGAAAAATCGCACAAGTATATTTCTGTCCTTAATCCACAACTTATGAATGGAATTATCGCAACCACAAATGCTGTGGAACCCATGTGCATAGACAAATTACCGGAAGATATAAAATCCAAGACTTATATCGGTTTGAAAATTCCCTGTGACTACTATATGCCGTTTTATCTGCCTGGGGAAATTGTTCTCCTTGCAGCGGATCGGGAACCACAAGACGGTGAACGATGTATTGTAACAAGTAATGGTGGGATACAAATTGCCGTAAAAACCCATATAATAGAATATGGCGTTAGAAAATGGAGATATGTTTCGCTCATGTCTCCGAACAGTATACTTCCGGAACACATAATTGATGACATGATAGGATATGTGGTTGGTTTTGTCAACAATGACGGTGACTGGGGAATCAGATAAATAGATTAAGAGCATGGCTTTTACACCATGCTCTTTTTTGTTGTTATTTCGCAAATATTTTTTTATGACTGCTTCTGTAAATGGCAAGTTAAACCAAGATGCCGATTTGACTTTAGTAAATTGTGTATCGTGGAGTTCCGATAATAGCATTTCCAAAATTGGTAACAGGGTATTTGTCACAATAGGCGTACAAATTACATCTGAGCAGTCTAGCGGATCATTAATCATTACCAATATTGCAAAGACATATTACCCTAAAAATGCGTATGTTAGAGCAAATGCAACAGGTGGTACAAGCGGCAACAATCATAATATTTATATTAATAAATCTAATGGTACGATAATATTAAACCCATCAACGGAACGGTATTATTCTGCCAGTTTCTCATATTTGTCAGATTGAGATTTATTTGAAGAAGCAGCCCAATACCTTGGATTAATTAATTATTTATATGCCACAACAAAATTTAATATAAATGTTGCATCATTGCTAACATTTGCAATTTGATATGCATAAAACTTGCTATTACTTGCAAATCTTACACTAACTGCCCAATCACAATTTGCAAACACCCCAAATACATTTGCATTGTTTGGCAATCCAAAGTCAGACAAGGAGCCTAAAAAGGACTGTTTATTCGCCACTAATAGAGTAACAGATGTTGATATTGATGCAAATTTCAAACCATTTAAATTGCTATTTACATCACTTAATCCCCCAGTGATAGTACCGTCACCAATAGTCGAAATATCGGTAGTTCCGATAAGGCCTATAAGTGATTTAAGGTTTTTTACAGCCAGTTTAATTTTTCCCAAAATAGATGATAACTTTTCTCCTGTCGTTAATTCATCTAAAGTTGTTGCTTCTTCAAACACCGCAGTCAAATTACTACCGTCACCAGTTTTGGTCAAATAGTTTGTCAAATACGTTTTAGGAATTGCATCTATTTTTTTATCAACGCTTGTTTTGTCATAATAATTTGTCAAATCAGAAACTTTTTTTGTAATGTATCCTACATCATTTTCTAATTCGCTAACTTTTGTTGGTATTCCTCCTGTTTGCTGTTTTGCTTGTTCCATATAATACTTTGCATTATCGGTATCTTCTCCTTCTCTTGTTCCGGTTCCACCTACGGCATAAGATTCAGCCAATACAGATTTTGCATTTGCGGATTGCGCATAAGCAGATGCATTTGCGGATTCTACTCTAATATCTGCTAAATAATTAGGCTGAAGCATATCATCTGTTACTGATCCTGTTTTTATCGAAAAAGAATAAGTCTTATTCTTTCCAGTACCAGTCACGGATACAGTTATGGTTGCAGAATCTTCAAATGTCAACACCGGAATCATAGAACCAATATCAGCTGTAAACTGTGTTCCATCTTCTGTAGTCATGGTAATGATTCCGTCATCAGACATGGAAAATTCGACAGGTATTTTTTCAATATTAAGGTCAAAAATTACTTTTTCACCATTGTACTTTGTAATAGTAATAACACCGGTTGTTTCATCCATAGTCCAATCAGCAATATTTCCGTTTATTGCAGACTTGTCTACTTTTAAGGCATCCTGTGATATGATACGGTTGTCCAACGCATCAATAGCAGAATCCATCTGATTAAGATTGTATGCATCTAAATCCGTGTTTTCACTTGGATAATCTTCCCAGTTAATTCTGGTATAAACCTTATTCAACGCCATCTGCAGATACCTCGCTTTCCTCTTTCATAATCTGCATATCTGATAACTGTTTAGTCTCCGAATACACTTCATACAGTACAAGCCTTTTCACCTCGATAGGCAACGGTGTTTGATTTAATACTGTCACAAGGTTGCTTTTTAATTTCTTAATCTCAAAGTTTGCTGCCATATCAATTCTCCCTTACATAGATTTCTTTTCCTTGCTCTTCTGCATATGCATACAGATTTTTGCACAGTTCAGATACCTCATATCCGCTCTGTGCAACCACTGTATCCGACATGTCAATAAGTTGCTTCATAAACTCTTCAAAACCATCGCCATCTTCCGTGCTAAACAATGTGGCATTTATTTCCGTAAACGTGGAAATTCCAATGGTAAAAGCTATATATTGCTGAATTTCTTGCCTTTCTTCCATTACTTCTTTCATTGTTTTTCCAATAATCGTTTGAAGAATAAATATTTTTTTTACCATAATAAATCTCCTACGTCATAAGTGTGACAATTCCAGATGTTGCAGTGAGCAAACCTCCAAGTGATGAAACTCCTGTAATAAAATTAACATTATGTCCAGGATAATCAGCAACATTGGCTGTTTGTGTTACCAAAGATACATCTGATACGGTTCCATTTATATAATTTTTTGTGACACTTAATGTGGCACTTGTCAGTACTGTCTTACTGCCTAATATTTGAGAAGTTGTTGATATGTTTTTTACATATTGTGAATCATATGTTGCTCCATTTCCTACCACTAAAATTCCGCTTACACTTACCATTGAAGCATCAATAGTAAGATATTGTCCCAATCCTTTTATAGATCCTGTGCTTTGCAATAGTTCGTTATAAAATTTAATTTCACCTGATGATACTTCTGTGTAACTTCCGTCTTCCCCTATAGACTTAAAACTACCAGTCATTACTGCGTTTTTAGCTGTTATAGTTCCATCTGCTGATATGCTACAGTTATCTGCTTCCAATACAAAACGGTTTCCAGAAATACTTACCTGTCCACTTTCAACACTTAACTGAGAACTGACATCACCTTTTGATACTTTTAATTTGATTTGGTCTGCCTGCAAAGATATTGCCGCTGCCAATTCTACTTCTGTATCTGTTGCCCTTTTCGCTTCTGCTTCAATTTTTCCTGCATTTTGCGTAATTTTCGTATCCAATCCGCTCTCTACATCCTTGATCTCAGACCGGGTCTCTTCTACATTCCGTTCTAGTTCATTAGTCTTTCCACGGAGTTGAATTATACTTTTGTTAATTCCATTTACCTGTTCACTGTACTTTGGAGATTTTCCGCTTGCTGATATGGTGTCTGTCGGTTGTTGGATTCCTTTGTATGTTCTGCTCAACACATAGCTTTCTATGATTTCTTTAGCCGTATATACATTGACTGCTTCTCCAAGGCTCAAACAAGGATTTCCTATTTTTTCACAGTTATAAGGTCTATATTTTACAACTTTAATAACCTCATACAGATTTCTTGCAACCGTTTCTAGGGCATCTGCGGTCATTCCATAAACAAGGAAATTATCTTGCAAAATATAACTGTTGTCGTTCTCGGTAATCTCTGTATCCGGGTAAACTGCACCAATATCATTTTCTGATTGTCTTATCTGCACTTTTGTAACTTTTTGGCAGACAAAATCTTCATATTTAACTGATTTGTATTTTCCACCAGTAACCTTTTCTTTTTCAGAACCTTTTCTAGGGTATAATCCTTTCTGTGGATATAATCCTTTTTGTGGATATAATCCGGATATTATTGCTTTAAGGAAAACATATTCAAATTTTCCATCATGGTTAATGTGACCAAAGCATCCATTTATTGAGCAGATTGCTTCCATGACCGTCTGTCCAGAAAGTTCACTTGGCTTTATGGTTTCTGCCACTTCCATGCTGTCATTAGGTAATGTGGTTGCTACTTGCTCAACACCAAAATATGAAAAAAAACTGTCTCTGAACTGCTTTAAAGTCAGAGGAAACTTCAATCCGTTATACCAGGAAGATACTTCTGATTCTCCAATATCGTATATAACGTCATATGCCGTCACATTCCTGTAACGCTTATCATCTGTTGGTTTATCGGAAATGACACGGTATTTGCCGAAAATAAACGGTGCGTCAACATGTCCATTAATCACAGCAGAAACATTTATCTGTTTCCCAATCATGCTTGTGAACACGTTGGAAATTTTGAATTTTAACTGTGATGCATTGCACTGTCCAAATGTAAGGTAATCATCATCACATAGTATTTCTTTTAATTCAAACTGTTCAAAATGGATTTCGCTGTTGGTGATTTTTACAGACTTGTCCTCTGTTTCAATTGTGATTTCCTTTTTGGATGCGCTTTTATCAAACAAATCCGCATAGGTATAGTTACTCATTCGCTACACCTCCGACAAATGAAAACTCTATCTGATTGTATTTAATCTCTCCGTCATAAGTTCCGTAGATTGTAGGCTTTATATCAGCCATATAGCCATATTGTGTGACATATTGACCTAAAAATGGAATGTATGCCGTGATATTGCACCCCTGTTCCGTTGCATCAATAAAGTTGCTTCGTATCCCGGACAGTAACTCTTGCAAATCGTCATCCGTCAGCATTGCAGGCGTGGAAAAATCAACACTTAATGCTTTTAGCTCCACAGCATTTCTATGTACGTATCCATTTGCATCAGTCCACGGGTCTACATCCTGCATATTTACAGCTGGCTGATAACTTTCAGCGGCTATAAATCTTGACTGGTCAATAACGTAATCTCCAATTTTTAAAAGCCATCCTTGATATGCTGACATACGCTCACCGCCTCATTGCATAAAAATAGACAGCACCCATCCAGAGTGCTGTCTGTGTTAAAATACATATACATTCTTGTGTTTTTGGTTAAATTGCTCTTGACCGTATTGTCTTGCGGCAATTCCAATTTGATCTGTTGTTATTCCAAACTCTTTCTCAAGGATTCCTTGCAGTAGCTGATTATTCTGTTTCAGAAGTGCAATTTCCTGTTGTGCCGTGGAATTAATAGCATCTTTGATTCCAGTGATTTCAACTCCACCGGCAACCGCTGTTTTTCCACCTACTGTTCCGGCAATCTCCGGTATACCGTTCTCTCCTGCCATGAACATCGTATATCGGCTTGGAACGTAACCACCTTTTTCAAATGTAGGTATTCTTCCAACACTAATGTGTTGTATATTATTCGGAACTGCGTCACCAATTTTAGGTATTAACCTTGCTGCAGACATCAAACCATTAATAAGGTCTATGGCATTGTTTATCATGGTTTCTATTCCACTTATTACAAGGTTCAGAGGAGCTATTGCAACATTAGCTGCTGTTTTAAATGCTGTTCTAAACGCCGTTGGAATGTTTTCAAGCAATTTATTCCATTTTGTTAGTCCAAACTGCTCTGAAATTTTTTTCCACCAACTTGAAAATCCTGTTTGGTTCCACCATGTTGTAAAAGAAGTCCATTTTTCAGAAAGTGATGACTCTATAGTTTGACCCATTCCTTGCCACTTTTCCTTTGTGAACCAAGGAGATACATTTTCATTAAACCAGTTTCCAACAAGTGGTGCTATATTGATAAGTGCAGATGACAGACCAAAAGTATCTGACATATCTACTTTTGTATTTTTTATTTTATCAATTAGCCAATCAATTTTATCTCCAAAATCATCAAGAGTGCTATGTTTTGGAAGCAACATTGTTCCTGTCAAGAATCTATACAAATCATTATCTGTTATATCTTTGTATAAATCATCCCACGCAGTTTTTAATGTGGTAAAATCAGTATTTTTTAATGTATCAAAAAAACCATTTTCACCAAACCACGTAAAATTGTCGTAGTACTCTGCGTCTTCTGGGAACAATGCTTTCCCTAAAGATTTTCCTACATTAAATCCAATCTCCCAAGTAACAGCAGCTATTGCAATTGTCGGAACTATTCCTATACTTGATCCTAGTACTTTGGCTGATAACTTGTCCGATATTTTTCCCCATATGATATCTCCAACACCAGTAAACTTTAAAAGACCTATTGCTGTGATAATCGTGGTTTCGATCGGTGCAGCATCAAAACTTCCTTTCCACAAATCGATAGCCGCATCTATGGCAGTCTCTATGAAGTTTCCGGCAGATGTAAATATTGCTGTCCAATCCATTCCGTCCAAGAAACTACCTATGTGTCTTCCTATTTTTTCCCAGTCAACAGAATCTATTGCTCTTGTGAACCAGTCAAAAATACCAGTTACCAGTTTGGACGTATCCATTCCGGCAACCTTAAACCAGGCATCAGAATCAAACTTAAATGCATACGCCAGATCTTCTATAATATCTTTTACAGGCTTAAACACCTTGCTTACTTTGTCAGCCCAACCCATAGCTGTATTCTGCATCTTGTCGAATGCTTCCTGCCATACTTTTTCGTATTCAGCAGTAGCATCCATGATTTCCTTGGTAAGGTCAATTCCTGCTCCACCAGAACCACTTCCGGAACCACTGGATTTTGGAGTTGAAATAACTTTCAATTTATCAAATGCTCTGATTCCGCTTTGAGCATTTTTTGCACTTGTACCAACTTTATCAAGTGCATCTGCCGTGTCTTCCAAATCTTCATTGTACCCGGATACACCTTGACCGAATGACGAAAAGTCAATCTTGATTCCCAGTAAATTTGCTACACTGACAAGCAGTCTCTTAATCGCAATTACGACACCGTTAATGACAGGAAGTACTTTCTGCAATACCGGAATAAACAACTGACCCAGTACCATGCCGGCTTCTTTTACGTTGTTGGTAAACTGACGAATCATGTTACTTGGAGAATTTATTGTATTCGCCAAGTCTCCCCATGATACTTTGGACTGGTCTAAGATTGCCAGTAGACGCAACTGCTGTTTTTCTGCCTGTGACATTTCAGAGACAGCTTTTTCAATGCCGTATCTGTAAGCATAGGTCTGTAAGGTGGCATTCGTGATATCAATACCATACTTATACAGTGCTCTTGACTGACCGATCAAACCGGACTGTAAGTTTGTTGCGACTGTACTGAAATCCACGTTAAACAGAGATGAAATGTCCCCGGCAAGCATTGTCATGGACTTTGAAATTGCCGTAGTGACTTCTCCGGTCTGCCCTAAAGAGTTGGTAATAGATGCAAGCTGTGAAGCGTACTGCGTAATCTCCTGTAAATTCAGTCCCAGGTTCTTCATTCCGCTTTCAGAAATCAATCCACCGTCTACATCTACTTTCAGACCGGACATTTTACCGAGCAGTTCATTTACACGGTTTCCGAAACTCTGTGCATAATCCTCTGCGTTGTCGTAACCGAATTTTTCAAAATCCTTGCCCCATTCCTTGCCGACTTTATTAAATGCTACCGTGTAGTAGTTAAATGCTTCGATATAGTCCGTAGTTCCCTCTATGGACTTCCACAGGCTTTTAATTCCACGGATCACAAGGAAATATGTTGCGTAGAATCTGCCGAAAGCCGCAGCAAGACTGAATGTGCTCTTCGTGGCTCTTCTTGTGCTTGCCGTATAGGTGTTCAGATTACGTCCTAAAGAGTTTGCGGCTCTTTCGGATGCCGCACCAGTAGATGCCAGTCCTGCCAGTGCATTTGTCATGCGGATAATGTTCTCACTGACATTCGGAGCGGTTGAAAGAGTTGTAAATAACTGCTTCAAATTCTTTGCCAGCAAAGGAATGTTCGTGATTGCTCTTCCGGATGCCACACCCCCAAGTCTTGAAATCGAAGATGCTATGCTCGCAATATCCCCTACTCCATCTACTTTAGTTCCTGCCATGTCAGCAGAAAAAGTCTTCAATGCAGATGAAATTCTGCTTAATCCGCTTGTATCTATTTTCCCCATTCTGTTAATGGAATTTGTCAATGTGGAAATATTCTTAATACCGCTTGTATTCATGGAACTAGCGGCATTTGCGATACTCTGTATGCTATTAGAAATGCTTGTCAGTTTGGATGTATCAATAGACAAGCTTCTCTGAAAATTCGTAAGACTTGATGCAAGTTTATTCAGCGCATTAGTTGCTTTGTTCGCATCCGCACTGATTTTTATTTGAAGATTATCAATATCTGCCATACTGCACCGCCTTTACCGAAATAAAAAAGGAAGTGTCTGCCACTTCCAAGAAAAAGAGCGGTAAGCTGTGACACCTACCGCTCCTAAAATTACTTTTTGAGATATGCCCTTGTAACCGCACCGACTTTTCCATCTACAGTGATTCCAACACTCTTTTGGAATGCTTTTACTGCATCAGAAGTGGTTTTTCCAAAATATCCGTCAATGTTCGTCTTACCTTTCGCATTTACAGACGGCATAAAGCCTTTCCTTACAAGTTCGTACTGCACCCACTTGACATCATTTCCCTTCATCATTGCCAGACGCTTGTAATAAAGAAGTCTTTCCGGCTCTGTATAAGGGTTTCTATAGCTTGTAGAATCCTCATATACGGCATCTAACTCCTTGTACCATACATTCATGTCTACATTGCCTACAATGCCGCCTACACGACCTTTAGAAGTATACTGCCAGCCTACCATGTTCGGTACTTGCGGTTGATACTTCACATTACACTTGCCGTTATTCTTGCCGTACCGTGCGATCCACATGGGATAACTCACACCGCCATAAGGCTTAATGTATGTCTTGTAAAAACTTTCCCCAGTGTACACACCGAACTGCAATCCTGCATCAGTAATAACCTTGCCGTAAGCATTGATAATGGAAATAATATTTTTGCCAAGACCTTTCATAACGGCATCTTCAACATCAAGATATACTGTCACTTTTCTGCCATTAAGAATAGTAAGCACTCTTCTTGCATCAGATCGTGATTTTGCAACCGTTGTAATATATCCGTATTCATATACTCCGTGCACATGGACATTGTGCTCTTTACAACCTTTCCAGTTCTCTTCAAACTTCTTGTCCGGGTTCAAATCCTTACGGATGACCTTTAGAATAGCAAAATCAATACCGTTCTGTTTTACCGCCCACCAGTTAATCGTCCCCTGGTATGAGGACACATCAATTCCTGTTAAACTCATGTTTGTTTCTCCTTAATCCGGACTTTCCGGCAGCCCTTGTTCTCTTAATGCTTTGATTCTCTGTTTCATTTCCCATATTGCAATTTCTTCGTTGGATTCTTTATATTTAGGCTCATTATCATGTGCTATCTTTTCTGAAATAGGCTTTTCAACATAAGTAGTTCTTGCTTTGTCTCCATTTAAGCAATGGTCTATTGCAAAGATTAATGCAGATATTCCATAATCTCTCCACCGTTGCCATGAATTCCTATCTTCTTCCTCTTTTTTGAGTTTATATCCTTTGTAACACCACTCTAATTTCTTAGGATTCAGATGTTTGAACTCTTCTATCGAAATTCCCATGGAAAAAGCAAATGGAAAATATTCTTCCCATATTATTTTGTGCCAGTCGATTTCTTCTTGTGGTCCTGTGGCATCTTCGTTACCTTGCTGTCCTCTTTCTCCATCTCTTCCTTGGTCTGCGTCATCATTTCCGTCAGACCCGACAGTTCGAAAAAACCGTCTTCTTTCATACAGTCTGTCAGTTCTCCATACAGCTTCACAAAAGACAGACCGTTTGCTTTCATGTATTCTTTCATTAAAGCATTGGATTCATCCGGTGTAATACCTTCATGGTTTTCGATAAGACCAGCATAAAAAGCCGTTTTGCATACATGAGGAAATTCTGCAAGCATATATCCGCTACCATCTACAATTTCTTCTGGTGTGGGTTTCTGTACATTTTTTGCTTTTTTAGCTACATAGCCACCGGAAAGCATAAGAAACATCTTTTGAATCAAATCCTTGCACTCCACAGCACCGAATCCAAACTCTAAAGTATATTCAACATCATTAACTAAAATCTTCTTCATAAAAAAATATCCTTTCCCCAACATTTTGTTGGAAAGGAGCCGCCCGAAGACGGCTCTCTTTTGCTTAAATCAATGTATCATCTACCGTTTCATCATTGTCAGTCACGGCAGTGTTATTTGTTTCTGACTGACTTTCTATTTTTTTGTCAGTGTAATTGCTGTGGGATAACCGTTTTCGTCTTCGGTTACTGCAACAGTGTAATTATCTTCAATCCACTTCGGTACAGTAGCCTGTGCAATCGTAGCAGTTCCGGTCAGATGATCGTCTGTTGCTTCGTCCGGTGCAAAACTTTCCTGACCGATAAATGCACAAATACCCTCTGAACCTTTTCCGTCAGTTCCATACAGGATGATAAAATCGAGTTTCTTTCCCTCGTTTGTCACCATTTCATCCTTGTACTTTTTCTCAAATGCTCCTTGCACTTCCATACTGTTAGCGGCTCTACGACCCATTTCCTGCGTCTCTACCAAATCTTCCAGTGTAGAAGTATCCACCATGTTCTGACTTCCGAACGGTGAAGGAATACTTTTTGCTCTAATAAGCAGTTTGTAAGTTCCTGCCCAGTACTCACCAGTAGCAGCACTAGAACTAGGCTCTTTATAGGCAATTCTTGATTTTAAACCAGTAGCCATATTTACCTCCAATTTTGCATAAAAAATAGAGCCTTTCGGCTCTGACAATAGTTACAATATATCATCAGCATCTACACTTCTTCTGAACCGTGCAGTGCTTCTGTATGTGTCCTGCGAAGTATTGCTAAACTCCGGCATGGACGTTATCTGAAACCGCAAACGTTTAAAAAGTCCGGCAACCGTAGCCATGATGGCTTCAGCTTCTTCCTGACTCTTGTTTGTTATCACATCCACCTGGTACGATGCTGTGATTCCATTGATAGACCGTCCTTCAAGGTCTTGTCCTGTCTCTGTGAACGGCATAGCATGAAAGTAAACTGTAGGAAATGTGGGTTCTGACAAATCCTTGCTTTTGTCCGTTACATACGCTTTAGGATGGCTCTGCGGTATTTTCATTTTCAAGTATGATGCAATCTTGACTTTGAAGTCTGATACCCATTGATATTCATTAACCGCCATTTCCAAACACCACCTTTGCTGTCTGTAATACAATTTTACGAAGTTCTATTGCAGTCAGGTACATAAATGGTCTTGACGGCATACCTTTTGTTATATGAAGTTTTCCGTCATCTCCGATATAACTCCAGTAGTATTCTCCGGCTTTCACATAAGTGTTTCCATGCACTTCAATGTCTTGTAATGCTTGACGAATTGTTTTACCGGAGTTGTATTTCCATGTAACACCTTCCGGCAAATCATACGGATAAGGGTTTTCTGCCCCCATCTGACCTGTGCCAAACTCCACAAAAAGTGCATGGTCTGTACCTGCGACAACCGCCCAAACACCGCCACCTTTTACAGAACCAACATACTCTGCATGAATGCTCCGTAAAAGTTCTTGATTAAATATAGCATCGAGGTCAGAAATCTGCACTCTAGCAATCTCTACGCCCTTTTCTGCCATTGTTTCAGCCAGTAGCCTACATTTATACTCTAAGCTATTTTCATAGTTTCTAAGAGCCTTTACAGCCGCTTGTATGGACTTTTGGTCAAACAGGTTGATATTGATTGTCTTTCCCATATCACTTCACCGTCTTCTGCAACAAGAACAAATCTGCTGTCAGTCCCTCGTCTGCAACGCCTTTGACAACATAGTCCGCAGTCTTGTTGTCCACAAGTCCGTCATCGTCACGACCTACTTCTGACTTCTTCCAGATAACATCCCCTGCCTTAATCGGCAAATAGCCTTTGTCGGTAACAATCTGACAATACGAACTGGAATCATCAATACCAAATTCCTTTACCAGTACTTCCGACAACTTATTGCTGATGTTGGCAGAAAAAAGTACGGGTTCAGAATATCCGGTAGTTTCTCTCAAAACCACCGGAATCCTTTCTCCGTCCATCTCTATGTACTTTATTTCTCCGTTTTCGTCCCGGTCATAAATCGTGACTTTTTCTCCCTGCCGTGAGTACTTCATTTCCTGCTTGTTAATGTCAAGCATCTTTCTTCACCTGCTTGTAAATCTGATTTACACCAGTGCTTGCCAAACCGGAAACAATTCCGACTGCAATCGCATTCAGTACATCATTTGCCGGGAAATCCGGAATAACATACATTCCTACTACTCCGAGAATGCCACCTACAATGCCAACAACAACCGGTATGTAGTTATCCTTAATAACCGGAATCAGCTTCGCTCCAATACCGGCAAGATAGCAAATAACCACGATTGCAACACAAGTTCCTACCTGTGAAAAATCCATCATTCCTTACCTCCGTTCTCTTTAATGTTAAGTCTTTCCTCAATTCCATCAAGTCTATGATGCGCAGATGCCGTACTGGCTTCAACCTTTGCCAGCTTCTGTTCATGCTCTGCAAGCTCTTTCTTCATCTCTGAACGCTCGCTTTTCATTTCATTGATAGTATCAAGGATGGTGTCCAGTTTCATGTTGATGCGTGTGTTTTCTTTCACACGTTCCTCAATATCCTTTGTGTCTGTTCTTTTGCTATTTTTCAGACCAATGTAGACGGAAAAACCGAGTGATAACACGCTTATAATGATTGCTGTAGATAACTCTATAGTCACATCATATACCGCCTTCCTTGTTTGTTGGCACACCGCCCACCACCCTTAAAGTGTGCCGCCTGCAACCTTATTACTGGAATCAGTAACATGGTCACGCACAATCTTCTTTTAATTACAATACATTTGCAAATGGAAATACGCCAACAAACAGATCCTCACGGTCTCTCCATTTTCTCGACACTCCATTCTCTGAATAGCTTGCCATGAAGTTTTCACCGGCTTGCGATCTGTCATACACGACAAGATTAACCACAACGGACTGAAATTTTTTCATATCCGCAGCAATCTTCTCTTCCGTGTAGCTTTTCGGGTATATTCTCTTTGCTCTGATGTCGGCTTCTGCTTGACTGATAAGTTGTTCCAAAAGAGGATTTTCTTCCAAATGGTCAAACACGACCTCGGAACTTTCAGAATCAATATGAAATTGTTTCAGACGGATTTTTACTTGCTCCAAAGTCGTATATTCTGCCATGTGCTACCTCTTAAAGTTCAAACTTTTCAATCAGAATCTTTTTCAGTTCCGCACCGCTGATTTCTTCCGCACCTGAGACACCGTGTTCTGCGGCTAACTTCTGCAAGTCTGCCGTAGACATACGGTTGATTTCCGTCTTAGTATATGCGGTTTCCTCCGGGATTTCTTCTTTTACTTCGGTGACGGTTTCCTCCGGGATTTCTTCTCCCGGAAGATACCATTTGCCTTTGTATTTGACTTTGTAATCAAATTTCATCAGCATACCTCCGATTAGTAGCACTTAATTACATAGGTGCTATCCATTCTCTCGTAGGAAGGCAGTACGATTTCTGATACTGTAGTCTTGGTTTGTACGGGATCCTCTGTTACGCTGACAGCAACAGCAACACCAGTATTCACAAGTCTTACATCTGTGGCAGGATTACCCATGAGTGTACGCTCTTCGGGAGTAGTGCCGTACCATGTACTACCCAGTGCACCGTTAGGAATAAGGGTCGCAAATCCATCAGGATAAAACTTATGAGCAGTTCCGCTTTCATCCTTGTACTGCTTAGTGTATACAATGATGCTAATGCCAAGTTCGGTAGAGAAAAGTTCCTTTACTCTCGCATCGGTCATAAATACATTTGCGGTTGTATTCTGTGCAAGAACAGCACTCTTGATCTTTTTGTTCTGTTTTAAGTAGTTCATGGTCTTCTTAGAGACAATCATGATGGAAGGTCTCTCGCCAGTAGCTTCTTCTACGGCATCAATGGCTACGGAAACATCATCCATAGGATCAGAGTTCTCGGTATCAGACCACTTATCGGTCGTAGTTGTAAGTTCTGCAAAGTTGTTGGCTTTGTAGGTTCCGTTAGGGTCATAGTTATAAGCGTAGGTTACACCGTCAGCCTGAATGGAAATCTTAGGAGATCCGTCACTGGGTGCAAGCAGCTGCATAATCATACGTTCAGGAACTACATCAGCACCTTCCACAAGAGTATTTGCATCATCAAAAATTCTGCTTAATACTTCTGCTGCGTAAGGGTCTGTGCTGTCCTTAATACGCATGATTTCCTGTTCGTCCTGTTCTTTGATAATCATAGATTCACGGAAGAATGCCATTTCTGTCTCTTGCATCTTGAATCCTTCACGGCTTCTGATAGTGGAAACTGCATCAAAATTAGATGCTTTCAGGGTAACAGGAAGTCCATTAGAAGTCTTAATCCACTTCAAATCCAGTCCCATTTTCTTCTTGGCGGGGAATAAGCCGGAACCAAGATATGCAATTTTATTACTTGCAACTTCTGTATGCACAAGTGCGATTGCTTTCGCATTGTAGGCATCTCTAATGTTCATTATTTCCTCACTTTCTACCGCTATCTTTCAGCGGTCAGCGGCTACATCTGTCTGTAGTCGGTTTCAGTTATTCAAATACAATCAGTGATAATCCTGTCTTTACACCATCGGCAATGGTAATACCTGCATTTGCGTTAGCATTTGCTTCATTTACACAGGCAAAAGCCTTAATGATAGTTCCGTTGGGGTTGCTATCGTAAACATCGTTAAGCAAAATACCTACTGCTGCATCATCGGTGCTTCCGCCATTTACTTTCTTTCCTGTCGCACTAATAGGATTACCAGCCTTGCACACACCATTAGTGAAAGCACTTGCATCCAGTTTAATAGGAACAAATAATTCACCGCCCAGCTTTCTCTTAAGAATTTCTAACTGGGTAGTTACACTTGTTTCAGAGAATTTCATTTTGTGTACCTCCTTATAAGTACTGGCTAACTACAGCTTCGGCTTCTTTGTTTGTTCCAGCTAAAGTCTTGCCAATCTTTTCAGCCGCTTTTTCGGCTTCTGTTTTTTTGTCATCTTTTCCACCGCCAGCAATTCCACCTCCAGGATTAGTAGATCCGTTTGCAATCTCCTGCTCCTTGGCTTGTGCCGCAGCAGTCTCTTTATCAGAGATAATTTTTCCGAGAACATCAAAATCAAAACTGCCGTCATCCTTTACAACCTGTGCCGCCTGTTCTGATGTGATTTTGAATTTGTCAGCCGCACTTGTACGCTGAGTTGCTAAAGTCTGTGCTTTTTCCAACTCTGCGATACGATTATTTGCTTCCTCTAACTGCTTCGCTGCCTTTTCCTGTTCGGAAAGATTTTGGTCTTTCATGGCATTAAACTCTTTTTCAATGCCCTGTAACCGTTCCAGTTCAGCATTGTTTTTGGTTGCCTTGGCATTTGCTGTCTGAACATCTTTGCCGTTTTCGGCAATAACCTTTTCAATCTGTTCATCAGTTAATCCCATTGCCGCTAAATCTTCTCTCTTCATAAATTACCTCCGTTATGTCCTACGTTTTTTTACGGTGCAACGACACCGAGTGACATTGCCGATTTGTACGCTCACGGCTTTGCGAATTTTTATAAAATAAAAACAGCTACCTATTTCTAGGTAACTGTCTTATTTTGCATTTGTTTTACAATTTCCTGTGCTTTTGCCATCTGCTCTTCCATGTTGATAATGTCAGCAGTTTTCCACAGAGCATCAAGGTAAGGTTTGGAAAGGTTGAAAGTCTTTTCGCAATCTCCCCAAAGTCCAACCGTTTTGATTGCAATAAGCGGATGAATACCACACTGCAGAAGTTGCAGTAATGTCTGCGACTTCGTATACATATTATCTTGTGGACTGTGGTTGATCTGCACATCAAAATCTCTAAGAGTGATTTTCAGATCCTCTTTCTTAATGCGTATAACATTCAGCGCAACCTTGGCCAGTCTCTTCTCTGCTGTCTTAACAACCGGATCCTTAAGCCTTGCTCTTGATTTTGAAAAATCCCATCCGTTTCTCAGCTCAACCGCACCCTGCGTATCACCGCCAGTGTTTCCTTGCTTGTTCGGTATTCCCAAAATTGAAAGTGCGCTGTCTGTTAAATCATCCTTGGAAACCTGTGTCTGCGTTTGGTCAAGTTCCTGTGACATAACGTCCACATCAGACTTATTGTCTTTATTGATGGACTTTACGACCAGCGCATGGTTCATTTTCATTTTCTTGAACTGTTCTTCATCAACCTCGCAGTTTACAAATTTGTACCATGCCTGGATAAACTGCTCTATACCATCCATTCTGTTTGATTGCGTATTATTGATTGCATCCAGAAGGTCTATAACAAGTTCAATATCAGACAACCGCTCATGGTTGTTTGGAAACTCTACAATCGGTATTCCACCAAATCCGTGAAGTTTCCATGTATCAGGAACAACCGCACTGTTTTTTATCTTACATTCATGGGATTCCGTGTAGCAGAGTTTGTACCACTCGCCATTTTCATCTTTTAATTCCTGTACCGCCAAAATCGGTTCTTCGGAACTGCGGTTGTAAATGACAAACGTGTTCATAGGATTAGGTGCAACCACACGTATAGGCACATCTCCATTCACAATCTGAATAGCTTTGAATGATGTTCCGGTTGCCGACTGCCACTCACCAGCTTTTATGTCTTTCTCGTGCTTATTTGCATCTGCTAAGTAATCATTCAGTTCATCTACTGCCTTATTTACAGCTTCATCATCTTTTCTGCTGACAAACTGAATAGGCTCTCCGTAAGTCTGAGCGACCTTGAATTGCACCCATTCAAAAGAATGGTTCTCTACTACTCGATTGGTGATATCCTCATTTGAAATCTTTGTTCTGTATAGTACCGGTTGATCTCCTTTGTAGTACTCCCACAAGTACTTGATAACCGACTTATTGTAATTAAAAACACCGATGCAATCACCAACAACCTTTACAATGTTGTCTTTGGTTATCTGCTCCACATCCGTATATGCAATTTTTCTACCGTGACAACCCTTTACAAGGTCTTGAAATTTCATAGTGTTCATATTTTCACCTACATAAATGTCATTCCGCTGCTTTGTTCTCTTTTTGGAAGTTTCTTGATCTCACGTTCTCCGGTCTCCGTATGGTAAACAACCATTTTATTGCAATTCCGGCACTTATATGTCTTGTCGATGTGTGATTTTGAACTGCATTCACCGACCAACCTTCCGCATCCCGGACAGTACACTCTAATTTTTTGGTTAAAAATCATAAATACCTCTTTTCTGCGCACAAAAATACCGCCCTTGCTGATAAGAGCGGTACTTCTGGAGTCTTCACATGATCTGAGGAGGAAATGAAAAATATCTTGGAATCTTTCTGCATCTTAATAGTATCACGGAAAAATCGGACATATCGGACAAGTTTATATGGAACTATACGATTTCGTATGTTTTTTCAAATATGTCAGGCTTACATGGATAAAGTTCTCCATTTACACCTTTGATAATATAATCACCAATGTTTGCTTTCATATCTCCTTCCAAAGTTTTAATGAAACATTCATCTTCATTATTAAAATAAATATTTCCGTCATCATAAGCAGATATTCCCCATTCTGGTACACCTCTACAATTTGCTCCAATCTTCATAAAATCTTCGCAATATTCAAATGCTTCAATTACAACAGGTTTCTTTCTATATTTTGCCATTTTTATACCTCCGTATTATTTTAATTTGCCATATATCGGTCAAATGCTTTTCTTACGCTATCCTCTGTGTTTCCACCACCGATTCTATCAGCAACCTTGTTCCATGATAATTTTTCAATAAATCGTAAATTGATGATCCGTCTTATACGACTGTCCTGAACGCTTGCAATAAATTCCTCGACTTCATTATTTTTTTGCAGTAAATCGTCCTCTAAAAGCTGTAAAGTGGCTTTTCTTGAATAAAGTAACGTTCGTTTTCTGCTGTACTCTGGATAAGGAAATCCTTCAATACGAAAATGTTCAGTGCCGCCGCATCCACCTGATACGCTGTCAACAACATTCCCATCCGATTCAATTTTTCTGATATCCGATTCAAGTTTTTTAATCTTCTGCTGTACTTCTTTGATTTCTTCCTGTAAATCTATGTATTGAGATAAAACCTCTTTAGTCACCATAATCAATACCTCCGTCCGAAAGAGAATGGGTTTTGAATTGCTTCTGCTCTTGCCATTCTTTTATTTCCGTAAATCATGTCACATAGTTGTGCCGTAGAATCTATCCCGTCATCATGCTTCATTTTCCCTTCAAAAGTAGCAGACAAAATATTTTGAAAATACTTTCTGTACTCTTTTGTTTGATATTTCATGTCCACAAAATGAAGTTTTCGTATGTCTGGAGCATGATTTTTGATTCTATCCATTTTTGCAGTCTGATTGTCTGCCGGATCATGACTTGTGTTAATAGGATATCCGTCTTTTTCCCATATCTTTTCACAATCTGTACGGTATGCTGATGTTGTCTTTGTTTCCTCAAAATGGACTTCTGCTGTCTTATTATTAAATTTATCTAAATGTCTTTCCATTCGTGAAGTAACTTCCGGTATGGTAATTTCCTTATCACCGTCATTGTAGACAACATCAGTGATATAATGTTCTCCGTCAATCTCATAGCAGATAGGCATTGATACAAAATCACCGCCACCATAAGCAGGGTCATTAGCTGCAAATATCCTATCAGGTCTTATTCCTTCAAGTTCTGCCGGATTAAAGAAATTCATCATATCGACATTGAACATCTGACCTTTTCTTTCAATAGGCTCCTGTTGATACTGTGCAAACCATGATGCCATATCGTCATTGTTCTCAAAAGATGCCATACGTCTTTTGTAATCAAGAGTTGTATATCCCAAATGATACGGATAATCAAAATTGCTATCTCCGTTTTCATTTAGTGCAGGAATAATAACCTCTCTGTGCCGTATGCCTTTGTATTCAGGATCATTTTGTAATAGGTCTAACCGTCTACCTTGAACGTCCTTTTTCGCCCAACGTGTTCCTATCCCCAACAATTTAGCCTTTCCAGGCTTAATTCTCGGCATAAAGTTGTTGTCGAATTTTCCCCATACAGTATTTTGCCTATCTTCACTCAATGCTTCATCAATACCGCTGAATAAGTCATCATAAACTCCAAGCCCGTCACAGTCACAAGCACCATTCAATGTTCCGTAAATGCTTCGCATGGTAAATGTTGGGTATGTCTTTTTACGGATAAGGTCTACTGTCAAATCTTTTCCATCAGTGACTAACTTTTTCTCAACTATGTTTGGATATATTTCAGCATATGTGTATGTCGGGTCTGTAATCATTTCTATGATGCCGTCATAGTAACCACCAGTAATTTTGTCCGAATATGCCGAATACAGATTAGACCGTTCCGGTCTGTTAGAGCCGAACCACAGATTACCCATTTTTACTATTTGTGTCTTACCGATTCGTCCGGGACAAAACACCATTCCTTCATCAAGCACATCATCGTACAAATCTTGAATAAGCTGTGCTACCTGCCGTAATGGATTTATTCTCGGCTGATAAAATCTCTCTTCTACCGGTCTGTTCTTTTCCATGTATAGCATGAAGCTTTCAAATCGGTAATGTGCTTCAATCAGAAGAGTTTTGTAATAGTCATCAACAAGGCTGTATTTTTCTTCATGTTGTTGGCTGTATTTTTCAAGGTCAAGTATTCTACCTCCTGTCCTTTCCATGCAAAAACGCTCTACAATGCCTTTAGAACGGTTTGTTATCTGTAAGCCATAAGTTATATCCTTTTCGCCATTTATAGCCACTCTGCAGGCTTCTATATACGCATCAATGACCTGTTCATCAATCCCCTTTCGCTGTATGTAATTGTCATAGCTGTTTACTGCCGATATAAGGCTCTGACTTGCCAATAAAAAAGAGCCTCCTTCCCCAAAATTTTGGAAATTTGGCTCTCTGCGTAGGCAATCTACGACTGGTGCTCTAAATATTCAATTTACTTCCAATCAAAATAAAACCGTTTCCCACATACAGGGCACTTGATATTGTAACCGCCAAGACCATCATGCATTACACCCATTATGTCAGTTGCATTGCATTCTCTTTTCTCGAACTCAAATATCGAACCGCATTTATCGCAGGTTAATCTTTTGGTCGGTGCTACTAATTTGTGTCGTTTTATAATTTTCATTCAAGATTCACCCCAATTCTATTGATTTCCCCACATTTTGGGCATTTGATTTCAGCCTGTCCGTTGAATTTGCCTAAAAGTCGGTTGCATTTGCTACAACGATGTTCGGACAGTTTTACATAAAAACATTTTTTCAAAGTTTCCTCGTCTTCCTTTGTATCTGCCACAACAATCGGGTCTTCTCCGAGTGTTGTACATTCAATTTTTATATTTTCAATATTCCCGATGTTTTTAGGTGTGACCTGTCGAAACACATCACGTTCTATATTTTCAATTACTGCTGTCATGCTCATTCTTACACCAACTTTCTACCACACATCGGACAATAATTGATTTTTATATATCCAAGGCAACCACTGTCTCCTGTGTCGATCAACACTCCAAATCCATTTTCATCTTTGCAAATAAAATCTCCGCCAGTGTATCTTTTTTTCATATATTCATCATTATTCATTGCTATATCTTTGCAAAATTCACACATGATTAAAACCTCGCTTCACAATGCTCTACCATTGTTTCCAACGTTTCCTTGTCATACAAAACAGAACCGTTCTTGTCCGCTTTGTATTTATCAAAAGTGCATATCGTATTTATAAAATTCCCGATGCAGTCCGCATGGAAATTTATGTTGTATACTTTCTTCTGCCACTTGCCGTTTGCGTATATCTTGGTGTATCCACCTTTTCTTGTCTTGATAATGATTTTAGAACGTGACTTTTTCATTTATCAAATGCCTTTCTGCTTTCTTCCATCACTTTACAGTTTCTTGCGAAATCTCTTTCAATAAAATTTTGCGGTATCCTTCCAAATTTTTCCAAAGCGTACTTATATACCGCTTCTTTGGAAACATCTATTTCAAAATTTTGTAATGCTTCTGTTTGTGGTTGATAATCTTTCAATCCATTCATCCTCATATCCTCCGTAACCCATGCAGACGGAATCGAACCGCCGACACACATCCTATGCGGATGCCGCTCTTCCACTGAAGCTATGCATGGAAATCGCACCGTAAAACCTTTTATGGCTTGCGCAAGCCATAACCAAATGCGCACCGCCTACTTGTCACTGACTATCCACAATCTCACAGTCTTGTCTGTTCTCTACTTCATAGGCTTGGTTTTTCGCTAAACATATGTGGCTTACGTTTTAGCTAGGGAATAGTTGCCGTGGGAGTTGAACCCACCCGACGCAAACAATGTACGACTACTTTTGAATCTGCAAATTCTACTCGCAGAAGTGTTTTTCGTTGACCGATAATGAGCAACTACTATCCATACATCTCCCATCGACCTGAACTATTGCAGTAGTGCCAGACTAAGTGGAGATAAAGATAAAGTTGGGATGATGGGACTTGAACCCACAGCCTATGCCTTAGAAGGACACTGCTCTTTCCATTTGCGCTACATCCCAATGTGCGTTTCCATAAGCTGTATGCCTACATTTAAGGCGCTGACACAGCGCAACACTTATGGCTATTTTTATTTTCGCAGGGCATCCGCCAGTTACCTGCTAGCCGGTTGCGATCCGACATCGTGGGGAAAGAAGGAGTCGAACCTTCGATGTTTCTAATGTCACGGTTTTACAGACCGCTGCAATCGCCACTATGCGCATTTCCCCAAAACCTGTGCCGTATAACCACGACTAAACTTCTGGCACACCTATCTGCTACCTACCGATTATTGCAATCACGGTATCGTCTTATCGACGCAGATAAAGTTTTTCACCGCTATATGGTTGCAATGCTTCAAGCGGTTACGTGGAAAACCCTCACGAGCCTTGCGACGGCTCTTAACAGCATTCCGCTATGAGGGGAAAGGAGTGTCTCCAATGGAAAAGTATGGAAGACAATTCGCAGATGGCAAAGACCGAAAGAAGAAAACATCTGCGAAACAGGACTACCAGGATTCGGACCTGGGAATGCAGCAGTCAAAGTGCTGTGCCTTACCGCTTGGCGATAGCCCTAAACTCCGGGAGAGAGACCATCTGCTCCCGGATTATTTTTGTGAAACACCCTATCTTTATCTAAAAAAAATTGTCACGCCTGTGTACGGTACTTTGAAAAACTTTGTGTTGTCAAACGCATTATTCCATTTTTCGTTTCCCACACACAGGCTACATACACTCTTGATGCCTTGATTTCTCTGCCACATATCCAATGCCAACACAACACCGGATATTCGGCAATAACAATGGCTTTATGAATTTAACCCATTCAAAATTGTGATATGGGATAATTCGCATAATCTCCGGTAACCACATAGGCTATACCCACGCGAAAGTTATTCCAAATGCAAGGAACATTGCGAACTCAAATAAAATAACTCCGTCTGATGCTGTTTTCTGTTTTGGAGCATACCATAAAGCAGATATTGCTAAAACTGTCAATACCAACGTTGTCATTATTTTTAAAATCATGAATCCAAGCATTTTTTCTTCGTCCTTCCTTCAATTTCATCGATCATTGCCATTACCAGTGCTTTAGCAAACTGGCTATTGTTATGTATTTTAATCAGCAAATTGCCCTGCCGGATAAGATACGACCAGTCATCATCCGTTTTCGGATTAGCACACTCTTTATGTATTTTCCAAACCTCTGTGTAGATCTCTTTAATCTCCGGTGGCAATTCACATTTCTCCTTAACTGGCAAATCTTCTTTAGGCTCTTTATCAAGCCTGCTCTTTTGGTGCTTCATCTGACAGCTAACCATTTCAGTAACGTTCTCACGGTCTCTCTTGATTCCGTGACCTTGCAGAAATAATTCGCATTGCAGGACTTCACCGCATTTTGAACATTCGTCTTTTATCTCTTTCCCAAATATCTGCATACGCTTAATCTCTACCAGTGACTACTGCTCTTAAAAATACTCCGATGATGAACAGGATATATACCCATGCAGGAGCATGCAATTGAACCAGTATCCATGCTAAAACTATGTAAATGAAAATCATGTGCTGTACCTCCTAAAAGGCTTTTTTATTTTTGAGAATTTTTTAAAAATCATCCACATTCTCTGTAAAACTTTTCTTCCCGTCCGTCATCATAAATAACTCTTGCAATCGGTTCTGTAGAATGATCCACTTTCTGGCACTTTGGAATACTAAGCATATCTACTCGGTTCTTTATAACCTTGATGTGATTGTCTCTCAGGTATTCTTTGTAGTACCACTTGTCAGATAGCTTGTTTCCACCGGAAATGTTTAGTTTTTGCTCACATTCTTTCTTGCCTATCTTTCCAGTTTTGTACTCCTCTAAAATTTCTAAATAGTTTGATACCGGCAACATTTTAGGTCTTCCTGTTTTCTCCGCTCTTTTTATGACCCTTATGTTTAATGATCCATGTGCAATTTGATGGCAAACATGGCAAAGAGGTACAATGTTCCCTATATTGTTTGTTCCTCCCAATGCCAAAGGAACTACATGGTGATACTCTACATCCAAATTACTTCCACAGTTACAGCAAACTGTTCCAAGCTTATCTTTAAGTTCGTCCTTAAATGACGGTCTGTTAAATTGCAATTTGTTTTGTGTGTAAGATAACTCCATGTTAGTATCACCTCCTGTCGAAGCCTTTTTATTTTTTGGGTAGTTTACTGTACTTAGTAGGGCGGGTTTCCGAATTTCTATAAACCCCCTCCCCCATCATCACCAACATATTTCAACTATGCGCAAAATTCGTGCTTCGCGCAATCTTTATTGACACATCTTTAACTATCACGTATTTACGCACGTTTCCGTAGTTGTTGCTACTAATTTGCATCTGATGTATTATCGTCATACGCTCCGGAATCGGTCAACATTGATGTATTTTGTCCAAAATTTGTGTCTAATCGTGGCAGTTGGTCGGCTGTCCTGGTTATCTTGTGTACAATCTCTTGTTGTGTGGTCTGTTTCCTTCCGTGGTCGTTGTTTAATCGTTCCGTTGCTCCTAGAGCATTCCGCAGGTTAAAAGCAACAAGTTGATCGCAATCTGCATCATCTAACCAATTTACAAAAGCTTTTCTGACCTCGTCCATGCTCGATGTACTTGATTTAGTTCGCCATGCACTTAAAGCCTGTTTAGATATCCCTGTTAATATCTTAAATGTATCAGCTGTAGCAGTCATATCATAAGCATTAGCTAACTCCCTAAGATATAAATAAACCTCATACAACAGATCTATGTTGTACGCATTGTAGTTAGTTAGCATTTGGTTGATACTATTATCCACTACGTTTTGGGGTATATCTTTTAATACATTACTAGGTCTTATATAATTGTTATATATATATTGCATGGCACCATTAAAAACCGGTTGCCGTTGTGATCTCATGTCATCGATGCCATAAGCTGCACAATAATCGTCAAAGTATTTCCGGATATTTTTTTTAATCTCGTCAATGTTTGGAATCTCTCTGACGTCCTGCACCGCTCTACACCTCCTGAAATCTGCAATAAAAAAATCACAAGCATCACTCAATAAACCTATGTCTTTTGATCTCCTCCACAGATCAGGTAAAAACATAAATCTAAAAAAGTGACAAGCTAGTGACTTCTTGTCGTTTCCGGTCTGTCGGCTCCGGTGGTCTTGGTTACAATCTGGGCGGCTGCGTATCCAAAGGGGGTTGGATTTACACCGCTGTCACTCGCACCGTGTTAACGTCGGCTCCCTAACTGCTTTTATCATAACACAAGACCTATTTATAAATCCACAACAACCTTTTACGTATTTGATGATTTGTTGTTGTGGTATGTCTGCCGGTGATCCTGAGTATATAAAAATCATGCGATTAAAAAATATCATCCGTGTAAATTTGGCAAATGGGATTATTTAACAGACAGACAGGTAATATTTGCAGATGGGTACATGGTGGTAGACGGACAGCTCTAGTATTTATATATACTTGGTATATCAATGTCTTTCTGCTCTTATTTATTTTTATTTTATTTAATCTCCTTTTATTTAATCTAATCTATATTAATCTGCGTCTACAAAATGTCTACAATTTGTCTACAAAATTTAACACGTTAAAATATCACAGTGAAAATAGATCAAGAAAAGCAGGCTGTTACACCTGCTTAATTCCTGTTTATGCTGTTGCTCTTTCTGTTCTTCTGATCCGTTCCGCTCTCGCTGTGATCCGGTCAATTAACACCCTGTCACCGTATGCGGTCTTGCTGGCTAATAACTCCGGGTCTGTCATGTTCTCCAGTGCTTGGAGCGTTTCCGCTTGCACCGTCTCCAGTGCCTGGAGTTCTGCCAGGTTAAATTCTTTCAGCCGTTCGGATTCCGTTGTTTCCAGTTGATCCCGGTAGTACCGGAAGAACTGCCGGACGTTTGAGCGGATCCGGGCGGCTTTCTTTTCTACGATTTGTTCCGGTGTGCCTGTCATTTGGTTTCACTCTCCTTTTCAGCTTTCAGACGTTCCATTGCTGATTTATAAATTTCGTTTGCTTCTGCTGTCTTGCGCTCCACCCATTCAACGTTACTTTCATCCGGCCGCTGTCCTGGTAAGCCTGCCCATTTCGGAGGATGTTTTATAACTGGTTTAACTTCTCCGTGCTCTCTAGCGGCTCTTTCTGCCGCTGTTTTGGCTTGTAAAGCGTGTAGCCGTTCATTTGCCTGTATGAGTGCGATTTTCTCGTCTATAGGGCTTCTGGAGCCTGCCACGGGCGTTTCTTTTGGTTTCTCTGTCACCGTCTGCGGTTGTACTGGTTGCAATGCTGCGATCACGGCACCTATAACAAACTGGTTGACGCTTACACAGTTCTTTTCTGCTTGCGCTTTGATTTGCGGTTCTAGGTCTTTCGGGAATCTAATCATTTGGTTAAATGTTTCCGACATTTTAGCACCTCCTTTTCTTGTGATATCATTAATGTGATATCATTAGTTTTTTATGATATCATTTGTGTGATATCATTGTTGTGATATCATGATATCACTATAACATTTTGTGCCTTATGTGTCAATATGTTTTTGTGCCTTATTTTAATATTTTTTCGTCATGCTCCAGTTTTTCCGCAACAGCTAATTTTATAAAATCATTTACACTCTTATAACCTAATTTATTAATACGGTCTTTTGTGCCAGTTGCAAAACGGCAATTCACCCGTTCAAATTTGTTGTCGTATTTGTAAATTGCTTTTCTTGTTGCGTCTGTTGTTTTTCGCTCCATTGTTTGCACCTCCTTATATAAATGTATCTTTATTATATTTGTTTGTGCCTTATATGTCAATATTATTTTTTATCTACTATAATATAATCATGTTTCTTTTTGTGTCTTATACATTATGTACAACAAAAGTGCTTATTTTGTGCCTTATATTTGTATATTATTGCGTCTTGTTTTTGTGCCTTATATCTGTTATAGTTATCTCAACAAATAAATAAAGCCGGTGACCACCTACCAAGCGAACACCGGCACCCAAAAAGAAAGGCACCCATATTATAACACGGGTGAAAAGGTAAAGCAATATGAGAAAGAATGAATTATTAGAAGCAATCAACAACAGCAAAGCAAGAAGCGCATGGAATAAAGGTGTAAAGATCTATGCTTATGAGCTTGTAGAATCTCTGGAAGTTGAAGAGATCCCGCAGGACAAAACAGAGTTAAAAAGCCTTTTGCTGAATGGCGCCGCTGACTGGAAACAGTACAGTTGGGGCGGCTGCTCTCTGATTTATGATTGTGACATTGCTGAACGTCTCTGTTGCCCGTCTGAGTTAAAAAAGGTTTGCGGCGGCGAGAACAAACCAAACAGATCAGAGGAATGGTTAGACACACAGGAAAGAGCATTAAGCCATTCTTTTGATATAATTTATCATATTGTTAAATTTAGCAAGTAAGACAGGCTTACACCGGGGATCGTGCCCCGGCTTGCTTTTACCCGGATAACCGGGAAAAATTGAAAATATGGAGGAAATGAAAATGGGAAAAATAAATATTGATATGTGGTATGGAGACAAGCCGGAACAGGTGACAGGATTAGACATATATTTTAATGATTTAGGCGGATTTTATTCCGGCAATCTTCGCATTTTTGGAAAAATTGTTGGTGATTATTACGCCGACAGCGTGCAAGACATAGAAAAAGCATTTCCACACCTTGCAAAAGATATTGAAAACTGTTTGAATTAACTGCCGCAGAGGATGCCCGCCGGGAGCGATGCCCGGCAATGGCTTTATGGGTGGAATTTACCCAAAAATTGAAAAAGGAGGTTGCCAGGATGAAAGAAAAGAACATTGAAAGACTTTACAAGATTTTGGAACGTGCAGAGCGTGATCACGACACGGAGACAGCCGCCGCCCTGCGGTGGGCAATTTTTGAACTTGAAAACGGATAAAAGACGGTCGCAAGCCGTCTTTTTGTCGTGTTCCGTTGGAACTGCTGCCGTCTGGCGGTCTATTTGTGCTACTCTTCCACCGGACCAGGATATATTGACGGCTTGCGCTGTTTTGGTGTACAATCAAATATTACAAGGGGGATTTTGAAAAAATGCGAAAAGTGGGAATCGGTCATGTATACGACATTATGGAGAGCGTATCGGATGCCGGGGAACGGCTGGAAACCGTCATTCGGGTGGAGAGCGCCGCCGGTGGTATGTCTCCGGAATCTGCGGAGCTGCTGCGGTCTGCGTATGATTCTATGCTTTCGGCAGTCGGAGACCTTGCGAAAGCTGCGACACGTTGACCGGTTCAAGACTCGCACCGCAGAAGTGTGCAGATGTTCCACACTTTGAAACGGTCTGAAAAAATCAGAGAAAAACCTCTGAAAACGGATTTTCCAGCTTGAAAAGTGCTACCCCGGGGGGATTGAAAATTTTTAGCACGAAAATTGTAGAAAAATTTTTCTTTCAAAAACCTCTGAAAACGAGATTTTCGGTTGAAAATGCAGACCCACGGGGGTATCAAAAGAAACACATTAAAATTTTTTCAATACTTCACATCTATTTATCGACAGAATACCACAAATGTGTTAAAATTTTATAAAATTCAAAATGAAAGGGGTAATTACTCTATGAAACAAAGTCCTTTAGGAATCACTTCAATGGTGCTTGGTATTATAAGCATCCTCACAGCTTGTATAGCTTTTGGCATTGTGCCAGGTATTATAGGCTTGATACTCGCTATTATTGCTCTGTGTCAAAAAGACAGAAAGCACGGAACAGCTATCGCAGGTCTTGTGTGTTCTGTTATCGGAATTGTAATTTTTGCCATTATGGCATTGTTTGTAAATAGTGTATCCGATAGTAACAAGGAATCTACCGGCACACAGGCATCTGTTTCTGCAATACAAGAAAGTTCTACCGCAGTATCAGAAAGTACACCGGAATCAAAGGTTGAAGAGGTAGAAGCACCCAGTGGTACTGTTATTTCTCCCGGTTACACATTCGATGCGGACGGCTTGCAAGTCACTATTAATGATTTTGACCTTGACTACACTGATTATGAGGATGAATACGGTTGGAACGCTCCTGCTGATGGAACAAAATACATTATGATTGATGTTTCTTATCAGAACAACAGCAAAGATGATAAGTATGTAAGCATCTACGATTTTCAGTGTTACGCAGACAATACAGATTGTGAGCAGAATTACAGTGTTGTTGATAGTTCTTCGTTGAATGCGAATCTTTCAAGCGGAAGAAAAACATCTTACAAGATTGCATTTGTAGTTCCGCAAGATGCGCAGAGTATTGAACTGGAATACGAAACAAGCATCTGGACTGGGCATAAAGAAATCATAAAATTACAATAGAATATTGATTTTAAGGGCATCCGCAAGGGTGCTCTTATTTTTTATGTTGCGAACACATGTTCTGCATGATATAATATGTGTCAGTTAGGAAGTCTTGCAACACGTCCGGAGAGTGAAAGCTGATTAGACAGCCTAGATTGTAACCAAGACCCGGAATAAAGACAGACCAAAAAAAGATTGGAAGTTCGCTACTCCAACAGTAACAGGGGTAGTGGGCTTATTTTTATGCTCTTCTGCCCCATGACAATGTATTTGTTGGAGGTAGAAAATGTTAGTTGAAATCAAAACATTAAACAAAGAAGAAGTAACCGTTGTAACAAGCCTTGATGTTGCGGAAACGTTTGGAAAAGAGCATAAACGTGTTATGCAGGACATAAGAGAACTTGATTGTAGTGAAGAATTTAGAGAGCACAATTTCGTGCCTATCTCTTATACAGATAGTATTAACAGGAAAAAACCTATGTTTGTTATGACAAGAGACGGATTTACTCTTCTTGCTATGGGATACACTGGTGAAAAAGCAATGCAGTTCAAGGAAGCCTACATACGGCAGTTTAACGCTATGGAAAAGGCTCTTATCGGCAAAATACGGGAACGTGAAAAAGGAATTGGTGTCCGCAGGGTACTTACGGATAGTTTGCAGAGGACTTCCGAAAATGAACGGATGCACGGTCATGCATACTCTACCTACACCGATTTGATTTATAAATCAGTATTCGGAAAAACCGCAAAGCAATTACGGCTTGACCTTAATATTGGCAACAAAGAAAACATCCGGGATTATCTGACTGAGGAAGAACTGCTGTTAGTTCAAAATGCAGAAATGCTTGTAAGTTCACTGGTTGGATACGGTTGGGGATACGGAGAAATTAAGGAATTTTTGGAAAATAAGTCGGTGAATAAACTGGTCGGATGATAGACGCCCTAGATTCAATCTAGGGCATTTTTATTTTTTTGAAAAAGTGCTTGACTTGTATCTCGAAACATTATATAATGTATCTCGAAACAAGGAGGTGATACCCATAGCACCTAAAAGCAGAGCCGATTACTTCAAAGAGCGAAGAAAGAAAACAAAAAATTTTAGTGTTGAAATCGAAAAGGAAAAGTTTGAGAAGTTAGAGGAAAAACTTTCCCAAAAAGGATTGACTAAAACGAAATGGTTTAACGAAAAAGTTGATGAAGAAATCGGAAACTAAAAAAGAAGGAGCAGCCATACCCGCAAAGTAACCGGCTGCTCCTTTACCCCAAAAGGATTATGTAAATTATAGCACTGCATCTTCCTTTTGGCAAATTATTTTTGATTAAATGGAGGAGCTGAAAATGAGAGAAGAACTTATCAAAAAAATTATCTGTAACCTTGAAAATACCAGCATTCATTTCCTCAAATGCATATTGGCATATACAAATATACTTTGTGATAGATAAAAAGAAAGGAAAAATAATATGGAAAATATTGTAAACGTTGAAGGAACAGAGTTAGATGTCAGAGAATACAATGGTCAGATGGTTGTTACTTTTGACGATATCGACCTTGTTCATAAAAGACCAAGTGGAACGGCTAGAAAAGCGTTTAATAGAAACAAAAAGCGCTTTATAAATGGCGTTGATTATATTGTTTTGGAAAAAGAAAATTCTAATGTCCACCGGGTGGACATTAGAAATATTGATATTCCAAACAGAGGTATTACTGTATTCACCGAAAGCGGATACCTTATGCTTGTAAAACCATTTAAGGATGATTTATCATGGAAAGTTCAGAGGAGCCTTGTCAATGCTTATTTTGCATTAAGAAATCAACATCCAGCACCTACTTCCACCACAGCAATCGAGGAAAAGCCGACATTAGAGTTTGAAACAGACTGGTTCTGCATCAACCGTGGCAAAATCAACTACATCTGCCGTTGCTACGACATTACATCAAAGGAATATATGCACCACTTACTTGAAGTTTTGGGAAGAACGTATAATTTTGATGAAGCAAAGAGAATTTACAGCGCAACGACCGGAAACTGGAAATGCAGAAATTCCGAAGTAATCACCTACTTCCCACAGCTTTCAGAACTTGCATCTAAAATTCTTCAGCAAGATGTTGATAACTGTGCAACAGAAGAGACCCCATAAAAAGGGGTCTTTTCTATGCCATTCTTTTATTCGACGAAATTCGTCGAAAGAAATATTTAAGGGATTATTTTTCCCCTAAAACACATTTTACTGGTATTCTGATTTTGTTAAGCGACACGTTGTCGCTCAATTATTCTATTGTATGTTAAACATACGAAGCAAATCTCAATGTGAATGTCGGTCACATTGCCATTCCAACAATACCTCTTATCAGTTCATCAGCCAGTGCAAACACTTCTCTTCCGTAGGTAGCCAAAAAGTCGGCAACAATCTCTTCCGTCTGAATATCCATAGTCAGATTGTAGGATAGGCAGAACGCATGGCACAACTCATGGCACAGCACACGGTCATAGAAATTTCCATGAATCATATTTGATATGTAAATTTCTCTTGTGTTCCTGTCTGTCATGCCAAAAGTATATGTACCATCAGAACGCATCAGCATAGGGCTGTGACTGCGTACACGGCTTAAATTCCAGTCCATTCCATTTATCGTGAACAACTTACCACCTCCAACATAAAAGGGGCTAAATAAGCCCCTTAAGTGTTTTAACCGATTTTTGTTACCAGTGCAGACAACTTGTTCCGCAGTACCGTCTTTTCTTCCGGTGTTGCATCGTTGATGATCTCCGTCATGTCGTTTGCAAGTTCGGTCATGTATGTGTTCAGGTCACGGACTTTAGCTTCCTTGTCCTGCTGTGTATTAGCCTTATGCAGTTCCTTATTTTCCATGTAGGTTCTGCGGCTCATTCCACTTCTGCCCTCTCTTGCATCACGCATACCGGATGAAGAAGTTTCCGTGTAGTACATACGCCCCATGTCTCTGTCCATGTCACGGTGATACATTTCCGGGGTCATGTGGTAATAGGGTGGCTCTTCATAACCTCTGCGGTAGGTTCCACGACCTTTAGGTGCAAATCTGCCGTCAGCATAGCGGTAATGGTCATAGTACCGTCTGCCACCGTCACCGTAACGATCAAACATTTCCACGACTTCTTCCGGATCATATTCCTGCATGGTTTTTGTCAGCTCACGGTAGTACATGGCTTCTGACAAATCTTTCATCATATCAACGACTTTTCCCATTTCGCAAGTATCTACTTTGTCAATTCCTTTGTCAAACTGCGCTTTAGCGCATTCAGAAAGTTTTTCAATCATTTCATGCATTCTCTTAACATCCATGATTTTTCACCTCCTACGCTTCACGAACGGCAATCAAATTGCTGTTCTGCACTTCAATAGCTTGCGTAGAAGTGTTCTGAACGGCTACCGTACTGCAGCATCCACGAGGAACATCAATGTAAGCCTGCGCAGATACATTGAAGAAATTCTCTACTGCTGCCGGAGTTACAATCATTCTTGTGGACTGTAAAGGTTCCCCGTCTACCGCCAGTGCAAGGGAAATTTCCCCAACAGTTCCACCAGTGGGAATCTGAATGTTACCGGAATAACTTACAAGGAATCTTGCACGACACTGATTAGTGATACCTCTTAACTTCACAATTCCGGATCCCTCTCTATGATTGATACAGTTACTTCCATTTACGGCAGTTTCAGTAAAAGCAACGTCCGCTCCTGCTGCCACAGTCTGTAATGCTACTGCTGTATATTCAGCCATAATAAATACCTCTCTTTCAAAATCAAAGGGGCAAACCATATAGTCTGCCCCATGTTGTCAGTAATTCTGCATAGCAGACATAACCTTAAGGTTAAGTTACTCGATATGCAGTTTTAGCATCCGCAACCAGTGTTGCAACCGCATCCGTAATATACGTTAGGGTTGGGAACCTGGTATGCAGGAATGGGCGCAGGATTCACAGCGTTGATGATCTGCTGTGTCTGTGCACTCATGGCAGTAGTCAGAAGAGCATTCTGACGATCCTGAGAAGCGGCTCTGCGCAGATCGTTGTTCTCTGCCTGCAGAGTAGCGATCTTATCTTGGCATAAGTAGTCAAGGATTGCTCTTGTACCGGCATTCTGGCTGTCGATAATATCACGAGTGTTGTTATTCATGGTGTTCTGCAATGCGCAAGTATTCGTTGCCATATTGTAGTTTACACCCTGGATAGCTTCACGGGTATCGCAGCAACACTGTGCTAACTGTGCCTGTAAAGCGTTAGCATTCTGCATTCCTGCTACGGTGTCTGCATTGATAGCCTGTTGAATGCCATATCCAGTCTGTAAAATGTTGGTATTTACGCCATTAAATCCGGTAAGCATACCGTTGTTCACAGCGTAGAATCCGTCACACAGACCGTTGTTGATTCCGTCCAGTTTGCCGATGATAGACTGGGTGTCGAACCCTCTTTGCAATGCAGAATCGGTGTAGTAACTGGAATTAGATCCATTACCGCCCCATCCATTACCGCCCCATCCTCCAAAAGCGAAGAAAAGGACGAAAATAATAATCCACCAGGCACCGTCGTCACCCCATGCACCGTTGTTTCCATATCCACTGTTGGCAGGCATAACAGGCATGGTAAAGGGAGTATTGTTACTCTCAAACATAATTTTTACCTCCATATAAGATTTTTTATACTTAATCTTGCAAGAATTTAGTATCTACTTCATAGGAAACTGACGCTTGAATTTATCAAATTCGGAATCAAAATCCATACCACGTTCCTTAGCAATATTTCTTCCTAACTGCTCTACTCCAGCAAAATCTCCTTTTTGAGCCATGCCCATTATATTTTTAGCCATAGGGTTTGACATGATCTGACTGTTTCCCATCATATTTTGGATAAACTGTCGAGGATTCCCCATTGTCTTAAGCATCTGCATAGGATTCATCATATTCATTCTGCATCATCCTTTCTTTGCGATTGTGGAGTTTTTCTTTGAGTTTGCGAAGATTTTAACTGCTCAATCTTTTGTTCCAGTTCATCGAAACGCTTCATAAATACCGCTGTGGCTTCGTCTGATAAGTCAAATTTCGCTTTTTCTGTTTCAGACGGCAAATTGTTAGGGTCTGCATCTAAAACAGGCTTGTATAGCCTTGTATAGATTTTCCCATCTGCTCCCCAGGATTTAGCATAGATCTCAGACAAGTCCTGTTTTGGGAAAAATGCTGTGTTTCCATCCATAGGAACCTCATTCGGTGCTATGCACTCTTGCGCCGGTACAATACGACCGTACATTTGTACTGCGTTTTGCTGTGGCTGTTGCATAAACTGCTGTGGTTGGAATTGTTCCTGCTGTGGCATAAACTGTCCGTACATAGGTGTTCTATACTGCGGATTGAAATAGTTCGGATTCATAATCGGCTGCGGCATGGCTGTTCTCCCTTTCTTCCATTGATTCTATTTGTTTCGCAATTTCAACTTCATCAAGTGTCTGATATGTCGGCTTGTTCATAAGTCCCAACGGACTGAAATTCATAAGCATTACCCGTTTCTCCTAAAACTTCCTCGATCACATGAACCATGATTGATTGATACTTAATCGGCACTTCCCTTGTACGTTCTTTGCTGAATATATGTTCCAGTGTTTCATCTGAAAATTTGAATTTTCCCATAAGGTCATCCCTCCTTATGCTTAAATTTTGGCATAAAAAAAGTCGCATATAGTGACACATATACGACACTTTTGCGACAAGCAAAAAAATATTCAGTTTTAAAAGTATGATAAATACGGCATTAGCACATCCTATTGCCACTCCGATAACAATAGGTTCTGCTAAAAATTCTTTAATTGAATTTCAACATCACCATTGACAATCACAATCCTTGATATTATGCTTTTTAATATATTGTTTTTCTCTTTCTTGTCGATATGCGCCCACACATCGGCAAGTTTTTTTATGCTCTCGTAAACAACTTCTTTCTTCTGACTGTTTCTTTCGTTTTTTTCTTCCTCGGTTATCTTTACTTTCATTTCAAAAATGATTTTTTCAGTGTTCTTAATCATTTCTAAAACTGTGTCATTTCCATCGGAATAAAGAACATATAGCCTTTTTAATTTCACCTGTTCTTTTTCAAATTGTGACTGCATTATTTCAAGTTTGCTTTGCTTTTCAATAGGCTTGCACTCTGAAAGATTTAAGGATATTTTTAAAATTTCACTTTCTACCTGTTTTTCAATATCAGCAGCCCATTCCAAAGAATTGTTACAGTCGGGATTGAAATTAGGCAAATACTTCATTGCTTTATCACGAGAACAGCAATATATTTTATGCTTTCCGTGCGTCCACTTCTGATACCGCATCTTGCATCCACACACACCACAATAGCACAATCCTGTTAACAAGTTGGCATCCGTATGACAAGCAGTTTTGTTTTTCCTACGTGATTTTCTGATTTCCTGTGCAAGTTCAAACCTTTCTTTATCAAAAATAGGTTCATGAAGTCCTTGATATACATTCCCTTTATATGGGATCATACCTATATTGACAACTCCGGTAAGCACATTTCTTACAAGTACCTCACTGTGAAATCCTAATGATTCCTTGATATATAAATCAGAATAACCACCAATAAACATATCAAGTGCTCTGTTTGCTTGTTCCTTACGTTCTGGTATAGGAACAAGTATTCCTTTCTCCTTGCTATAATTATAGCAATACGGAGTATTAGCACCACCAATCCAGTAACCTTGTTTGATTCGCTCCAACATACCACCACGCATACGAAGCATCATAGTATTTTTGTCAAGTTGTGCAAAAACAGCCATCATCTGTGTGTATGCCTGCTCCATAGGACTGTCATAACTTACACTGTCATGGACACATTTGAATAACACTTGGTTTGGTTGAAAAACTCTTTCAATTATGTATAATCCATCAATCATACTTCTTGAAAGTCTGTCTAATTTAAACGCAACAACACATTTAACACGTTTTTTTATGCAGTCGTTAATTAGTCTTTGTAATTCCGGTCTATCCATATTTGCGCCGGTATATCCATCATCAACATACCAGTCAGCTACAACCAGTTCATTTTTCCGGCAAAAAAGTTCTATGTCTCTTTTTTGACTATCAAGACCGTTGCCCTCTTCTGCCTGCTTTTCCGTGGAAACACGCATATATGCGACACATTCCATTTTCTTTACACTCCT